ATGGCAACCTACAGAAAACGCGGGGACAGCTGGCGCGCCGAAGTGGCAAAGAACGGCGTCCGCCGGTCCGCGACGTTCGACACAAAAGCCGAAGCCGTCACTTGGGCAACAAAGACCGAAGCGGAGATATTCGACGGGAAGCTGCGAGCAGTCAAGTCCATCAAGACAATGGCGCAAGCGCTGGAAAAATACCGCGACGAGGTTTCGCCCCATAAGGGCGGCCACAAGTGGGAAAGAGTCCGGCTGAATAAATTCATCGATGAGCTAGATTTCATTGCCACGCCCGTCGACAAAATCACCAACGACAAGATTTCGGCTTGGCGTGATAAACGCGCCAAAGAGGTATCGCCCGGTACGGTCAACCGCGAAATGAACCTGCTATCCGCCGTGTTCGAGGAATGCAGAACGGAATGGAAGTGCTGTTCTATCAATCCAGTGCGAGGTGTGAGGCGTCCAAACGAGCCGCCGCCTCGCGAGCAACGTATTACGGACAAGATGGTCGATGCGTTGATCGCCGAAATGGGTTATGAGCGCTGGACCACGCCAGAGAACAAGATCCAGCGTGTCGCGCTAGCGGTGCTGTTTGCGATCGAGACAGGCATGCGGGCGGGCGAGATAATCGGGCTGGCGCCTGAGCGCGTGTTTCTGAGCAAGCGGTATGCTCGTCTGCTTGAGACCAAAAACGGCGACGCGCGCAATGTGCCGCTTTCATCGACAGCCACGACAATTCTAAACTTGCTGATCACTGGAGATATGCAAAAGGGGGAACCGGTATTCGGCTTGACGAGCGCAACACTGGATGCGCTATTTAGAAAGTACCGCGACAAGGCCTTGCCGGCCTGCCCGGAACTGGAGAGTGTACGTTTTCACGATACCCGACATGAAGCGGTGTCGCGCCTGGCCAGGAAGCTAGACGTGCTCGATCTCGCCCGCATGATCGGGCACCGTGATATTCGCAGTTTGATGATTTACTACAATGAGCACGCGGCAGACATTGCCACGCGCCTTGATTAAGCAGCTTTCCGCCGCCTGCCATTCTGTCGCCCCACCGGAAGTGCTCCGCGATATTTACGAGCCCACTCGATCACCTCGTCGGCAAACCAGCGCTTCTGGCACTCTTTCGTGCCGGTGGCGCGGATGGCGGCCGGAAAGCCCGGCTGCGTCACAACATGATGGCTTACCGTGTATTCCGATAGGTCAAGCCATTCACCGATATTTTCAGCCTTCCACAGCGCCGGCGCATTCCTCACCGACATCGTTGTGACCAGCTTATCGATGCTGGCCACCAGTGCCGCCACGTCGACCGGTCGTTCCGGCTGATCCTGAATTTCTTCACGTTCTTCGATAGACATTCCCGCCCCCCTAAAAATACTGAGGGCCGCTCAGGCGGCCCATGCGAATACCGAATCAGTTGCGTACTGCGCCCATCGTCGCCTTGCGTTGTCGACGAAAGCACGCCAGGCCGCCACTTCCATCCCGGGCAACAGGTCGTTGAGCGCCCGCACCAGCAACCGCGCCGCCCTCAATTCGTCGCCGGTCAGCACCACCCGGTCGGCAATGCCGTGATCCGCACAGCGCTGTGCGCCGGCGATCCACATATCGCCGGCCTTGTCGGCTATCTGCTTAAGCGCGTCGTGCTTGTAGTAGAGCGCGGCATCGTATGCCGCCGCGGCGAATAGAGTGACCACGCGAATACTGATCGCGTAGCCCTGCCCGGCGGCTACTTCATATAGATGCGCCGCGAGCGGGAACAACAGTCGATCGGCGTCGTCTCGGCCGATCCGTTGCTTACCGGCGATCATCAACAGAGGGTTGCGCGCCGGCCGCGCCGTGCGCTTGGGTTTTGTGCTCATGCTCGGTTCCATGAAAAAAGCCGCCTGGCTGGCGGCTTGCTTAGTGTTGAGTGTGGTCAAAATGGGATTTTGATTTTTGCCCCAAAAATTGAAGCAACATAAAGACGCTCGAGCGCCTGCAGAAGATGCTTATCTCGCTGGCAGACCTCCGGGGCTTCTGAATTGTGAGGTGGAAGCGTCGCCTTCCATGTGCCATTAGGATCTTGTCTGATCCAGACCCCGGCCTCTTCAATATCGAAGGGCAGATTCTCCCAAAACTCATTTCGAGTTTGCCAGAACTGGCTATCAAGGTCTTTTCGGGTAAATTTATGCTCTCGCTCGCGATCTTCGTCCGTGGTTTCATGTTCCGTCTCGAACCGAAGTGCAAGAGTAACGGCGATATTCAAGCGCGTGTAATCCAGTCGTGCAACCGTGCGAATTGGCATAGCCAGGCCCATCGTCAGTTAAGCAATTGTTGGATTATAGCGCCTAGCTAGTTGCTATCCCCTCCGCTTTGGCGATGGCTGCGCGGGCTGTCTCATGCGCCTTGATGTTTTCGCCTGCGTCATACAGGCCGAAATGGCCATCGCTGGCGAGAATTCGTTTCAGCGCCGCCAGCAGCTCGGCGCTCTTTTCGCGCTCGCGGTCGAGCTGTTCCAGAAGCGGCGAAGCACTCGGCCCGACCGGCGGCCTCCACTCTGCCGCGCCTTCGAGATACGTCCAGCCCGTCCGGATTAGGGCGCGTTCAGCGCGATCAGCACGCTCGGCCAGGCGGTCGCGGTCGGACTCGGCTCGGCGCAGCTCCAGGCTAGATGGCCGCAAGAGTCCGTCACAGCCAGGGGTCTTGCAGCACAGGTCGAAGCCTTTGGGCGGCAGATGGATCGTGCGGCACTTATCGCAGAGCCATTCAGTCACATGGCCGGAGAGTAGCTCTGCCCGCTCGATCAGCTTCTGCACGGCGGCGGGGTTCGCAGCGGCGTAGAAAGCGGCCAGCGTCAGCACCTCTTCCGGCGCCACATATTGCCCAGCATCAATTTTTGCAACGGGGAACAAATACCCATCATCATCAGCGCCAACAAAGAAGACGCCATCCTTTTCGCCATGCGGCCAACACTCGGTGACATTTCGCCAGCTATTTGCCGCCAGCGCCCGCCGCTTCAGTTCGTCAAGGTTGGTCACGCTGTCTTCCTCCATGCGAACGACACCGGGCCAGGCATGACCCACAGGTGCCGCATGTTTGCTACGTTCACGACATCGCTTGCGCGCGGGAAAATCTCAACCGCGTCGAAATCCGCATAACCGACCTCGGCCTTGATCTCTTGCAGCTCGTCCCATGTGATGCCGTCCTCCCACCGCGAGCCGTCCAGCTTGGTGCGGCAGATGGAAAGGCGGACAACCGCCTCTGCCTCCATGAATGCCTGCACCAAGAACTTGCGACTTCGCCAGACCTTGAAAGGCGGCCTCACGGCGCGGGCCTTGGGCCACTGCCCGGCCGGTACCGCTTCCAGCCGTTCGGGAAACTTGGCGACATGCGCGTGCTGCGCCTTCTGCGCCATCCGGCGCTGTTCTCGGTTCATGCCGCACCATCCTTCACATGCTCGATGGCCTTGTTCGGATCGGCGGTGCGCCAGTCCGGCCAGGTGCGCGCCTCGTTCTTGGTCTGCTTGGCGCCCAGCGCCGCGGCGATCTCCTCCGGCGTGAAGCCAGCGCGCCAAGCGCCGTCAAAAGCCAGCAGGATGACGTCTGCCCATTCGGTGACGTCGTTCGGGCTCGCCTCGACTTCGATCAGTTCCTTGCGGATGTGGTCGCAGACGCCGGCCGTGCGTGCGCCGGGGCCGAAGGTCTTTTCCGAGAAAGCGCGCTGGCGGTGCAAGTGGGCGATGAGGTCGAAATGCGTGCGGTTCGGCCCAATGACAAAATCACACCCCTGGCGTTCCGCCTCTTCATCCGGCTGTAGGTATCCCGGCTGACAATCAGTCACGCCGGGGTTGTCACATGGCATTAGGTCGTCGCACTTGCAAGCGCAGATGTCAGTGTTGTACAGGCCGTCGAAGCCGTTGGCGTGTAGAAATTTGAGCGTAATTGCTTGAACGTCCATGCTGTCACCTCAAAAAGAAAGCCGCTCGGGGCGGCTGTTGCTTTGTTGCGATATTGAAAGTAACTATATGATTTTGTTGCTTAAATGCCGCAGTTGCGATGCTGCATCTTTCTGTGAGTTTGTCGTTGATATACAATCTCTTCGTCATAACAGCCGAAGGAAAAATGATGTGTGAATGTGCTAATTGGTATAACTTCAAAAGTTTCCGTGAGCCTCACGCCTTGCTTACACGAGTCCCAAAACATCCTGGACAAGATGGTTTCACTAGCGTTGCTGAACTAGCAAAGCGCCCTGTCTCCGACGTTCATGTAGCCTATTTATTTCGTTGTTCTGAGTGTTTTGGCCACTATTTGGTTGGTCAAAACTTCGGCTGGTTAAGCTGTAGGTAATGCCTTGGCTTCAGGCGGCATCGTCCTGGCCAAATAACCCGGCGGCGTGCGCCGCATCGAGCGCAGCTTTGCCACTCGCCTGACAGTACAGAAACAGGTACAGCTCAGTTGCGTATCCCATCACTTTCTCCTGTGAATTTGGGTGATGCCCAGGTTGATCGACTGCCCGCGCCGGCGCAGCGCATTGGCGAGCCGGCAGCGGTCGCGATGGCTTGCTGATGCTTGGCGAAGCAGGCCGAAATAGCTGTTGGCGGTCTCGAAAAGATTCTCGGCCGGCACGCCGACTGTTCGCCGAATTGCTTGGCGGTACGTTCGCCGCCGGGTCTCTCTCCGCCATGGCTTTATGACCTGGCCGACCATATCGACGCCGCGGTAAATCGGCTGGATGAATGTCTTGCGCGGGTTGAGCTGCAAGCCCAGCGCGGCCAGCTTCTCCTCGATCTGTAATCTGGCTTTGTGCAGCCACTGCGGTGACTCATGCAGCAGCACGAAATCATCCACATAGCGCACGTAGCGGCACTTGAGCCTGTGTTTGACGAACTGGTCGAGGCCGTCGAGCAACACATTGGCAAAGAACTGGCTCGACAGATTGCCGATCGGCAGGCCATGGTCGGCGTCGGCGTTAGTAAGCCGCTTATGTGGCGGCACCAGATCGAACAGCGCCGGATCCCCGCGAACCTCTACACCTTTGCGCGGATCGTGCATCAAGGTTTGCTCGGCCAGCGCCATCCACCAAGGCTCGTGGATCTTGCGGGCCAGCCGGTCTAGTACGACACGCTTGTCGATACTGACGAAGAAATTGGCCAGATCGCCCTTGAGATAGTACGCCGGCTGACTCCAGTTGCTTGTTATCGACCGGATGTGACCCTCAAGCCTTTCGGCGCAATAGCTTGTCCCGCGGCCGGGGATGCATGCGCACGAATCGGCGATGAAAGATCGGTGAAATCTTTCGCTGACGTGGTTGTACAGCAGATGGTGAATGATGCGGTCGCGGAACTGCGCCGCCCACACCTCGCGCGGCTTGGGCCGCGTAATAACGAAGCAAATGGAGTTCCCTGGCTGATACCGCCCCTCCATCAGTTCGTCGTATAACTCGATCAGATTTCGTTCGAGTTCTATCTCGAATGCTAGCGCCGAACGGCTGTTGCGCTTTGACTTCCTGCAATCGAAATAGGCTTGCACCATGGCGCCGAAAGTCGGCTGGGTTGAGTCTGCGGACTGCGACGGCGAACCCCTCGTAATCCTTGCCGGTGTCGTCCTGGTTGCCATTGTTGAAGTTCTGTTCGTACGCATTGTTCTCGGAGTACTCCGTCTTTTCGTGCTTTACAGGTCGCCACGCCGAAGGCGTTGCCGATCAGCGTAACGACTGCGCCAGACCTGCCGGCCTAGGCCGGTGGTTTCCCCATTGCGCATGGCGGTTCCCTTGTGAGGAAGCGGCACGACCAGATTCAAATCGCGCAGGCATAGCCGCCGTGACGGCTATGCAGCAGGCGATGCGTTGCGCCAGCCTGTGGCTTGCTTGCCTATCTCCCCGGTCAGCTTGATGGCCTGTGCGTACTGCGCCCGACTGATGAGCTGCAAATCGTGACTTTGTCTGAGCAAAATATTCACGACTTGCAGCCGCTCAAGAAGTTGGTTGAGGTGTGGGCGCTTGTCGTGCGCCACGTTGGCCCGATAGATCAACAGCGCCAGCTCAAGGCACTCTTCGTCCAACTTCACGCCGTGGCTTCGGAAGCTGCGCCGGAAGTTGGAAACGAGTCGCTTAACCAGTAGCGTCAGGTCGTAGGTATCTTTGTAGATGGGGAGATTGGTGCTTAGTGCCATGATGGAAGCGCGCGGCTAACGCCGCGCTTAAATGGTTAAAGGGATGAATCGGTAACGGGAATCAAGCGGACTGCGACGGCGAACCCCTCGCAACCCTTGTCGCCGTCGCTCTGGTCGCCATTGCCGAAGTACTGCTCGTCGGCATAGTCCTCGGAGCACTCCGTTTCGAGCCAGTGCCAAGCGTCCTTGAACAGACGCTTGAGATTGGCGTACAGCAGCGCGCCTTCCTGTCGGTTCGGCAGTTTGCCGCCAGCTCCAAGCGCCCATTCCTTCTGCTCCGCCCAGCCTCGCCGCGTGTCGGTCATGGCGACCAGAATCAAGTGCGCAGCCGGCTCGCCGGTTTCTTCGTTCAGTAGCAAGCCGGCGTAGGTTTCGCCTGGGTGCAGCACCAGCCCCGAGATTGCCGATGTCTTGGCCATAGGCTGAACCGGCGGCTCGAATACTGATTTCATGATGGCTTGCAGGATTGGAAGTGGTGCAGAAACACGGACTTCCTTGTGTTCAAAGGTGGCGATTTCGGACATGTCATGCTCCTGAAAAGGCAAAGCCCGGCATGCCGGGCTAAATGGGTGAATGGGTCAATGGGCGACAGCTACACTGCGGACTGCGACGGCGAACCCCTCGTAACCCTTGCCGTTGAGGCCCTGGCAGCCATTGTGGAAGGTCTGTCCGTAGGCATCGTCCTCGGAGGACTCCGTCGAAGAGACAATCCACTTCGCGGGCAAAGCCAGCTTGCCTCCCTCGCGGAACGCTTCGATGCGGGTCTGCGCCGGGAAGTCCGGCGTGTATAGCAGCTGCGGCGGCACGCTGACCGGATTGACACCATCGAGCCATCCGCAATAGTTCTTCTGCACCGTGGGTTTGAAGTTGCGGTATGCCATATCGAGGATGAAGAAGGCGGCGATACCCCAATCGTCCTTGCCGCCGATACGCAGCGCGAGCGCTTCCTGCGCCAGCTCGCTACCGGCCTCGGCCATGGCGATGGTGTTTGCCAGGCTGTCAGTGAAACTGCGTGCGCCCGGCACCGATTTGTAGTCCGGCAACCAGATGCCCTTCAGGATGCCTTCCGGCCCGGCAATGATTGATGCGCGCTCTTGGCCGTTTTCGAGGTAAAGCCCGTTGAAATATCCGCCCTCGAACGGGGTGCCGAGTTCGGAAGGAATGAGGTGTGCTGCGATTGCTTTTTGCATGGTTCAGTCCTTTGCAGGCGTAAAAAATGCCGCATCAGCGGCTATTGATTGGAGTTCCGGGGTTGGCGCGGCGCCATTCGTCTTCGTCCATCAGGCGGCCTCGCGCAGATCCTCGTAAGGCTCGATCTTCTCTCCAAGGTACACGACCCCGAGAACGGCTCGAACTGGCTTGGGCATCGGTCGGCCGGACTCGTACCGGCAACCGCCTGATTGAGTGATACCGATGCGGCCCCAAAAGTCGGTTTGGTTGAGGCCTAGTTGCTTGCGCAAAACGCGCGGGTCGAGTTTGGTCTGTTTCATGCGTTTCTCCAGGCGTAAAAAATCCGGCGCGCGGCGGGTCAGTTGTTCCGTTTGGCCGAACTACTCGGCTGGGCTACGGGCGATTGTCTGTACCGCAGTTGCGGCAGGTGCCGCCGTAGTAGTCGTCGATCTTCATCAGTCGTCCGCAACCATGGCAGCGATAGGTTTCCGGTTTCAGCCGCTGCGGTTTGTGCAGTTCGATGCCAGATCCTGCCAATGCCTTGGCACGCCTCACATGCTGCATATCGACGGCTGGGCGAGTGTGAGCGTCGATATATGCCTTCGGCCATGGGATGTCGGATTCGCGTGCATTGTGCTTTGCCTGAGCCTCGGCATGGCTATAGACCTGCGCCTTGCTGACGTCAGTCGTGTAGCCGCCATCCTTTGCCCAAAACAGCATGTCGTTGCCAACGTACGAGCGTGAGTCCTGCAGGTAGAAGCCATCCATCATAAACCGCCCTTCAACTTGGCCGCGATGGCGCGGGCGCATGCCTCCTCGGGTGTGCTGCCTTGCCCGCAGGCTAATACCACGCGATCAGGATCATCTGCGTGCGGCTTGCTGCAAATCCAAGCCATCCAATCGGTGCGGCGGGTGTACGCAAGCTCGAAATAGCAGTACGGGTTTGCATCCAAATACTCAGTGTGGATGCCAATCAGCTTGCGGATTGGGTCGCCGGCCAGCGTCTGCGCGGGTTGCGCCAGTTCTGTCACCTCATGGCACTCCGGGCAGAGGATCATGCTTGCGTCGTGCTTGGGGTGAACGGTCTCTGAAAGAGGGCCGATCCATCCGCACTCATCGCTGATGCATACGCGCCGTTCTTCTTGCGCCGTCAGCTCAACCTTCGGCGCGGCGCCGAGCATGGCTCGATATCCGTATACGGCGTTTGCCGAAATTCCACATTCAGCATATTGCGCGCCAGCTTGGCGCATTGATTCCGTTGGCTCTACGGGAACCAGCCTCCACCCATCCGGCACGCTCACCGGCTCGGGCGGGATGGCGGCGAGGATGGCGGGCAATGACAGTGGCAGTCTGTCAACGTCATCTGGATATGCAGCATCAACTGCTTTCATGACCGCCTCTGCAATCTTCAATTCACGTTCCGTGTTCATGTCCGCTCTCCCCTTGTTCCGATTCATCGGCCTGAACGCTTAGGCGCTGATCCGATGGCAATAAGTCACCCCACATTTCAATCAATATTTTCTCCGCTTCCTCTGGCGTCAACGGGTGTTGTTGCTCATCGGCCGGTGCACGCACAAGCGCCGGGATGAATTGATGCTGACATTCGCCGTCGAGGCCGCACTCGACCATGCCGGTGATGATGTACTGGCACATGCCGGTCTGCCGGCCACGCTGAAACAGGCCGTGAACATCACAATGAGGTCGGTTACTCACGATCTTCATCCTCCAAATACTCTTCCTCAGGCTCTTCGACGACCTGGTTATTGATGGCGCCGCAGGATAGGCAGAGGGTGTGCGTCAGGTTGCTCATCGGCCCTTGCCACTCAACGAGGCCACCGCAGGATGCGCAGATCATTTCCCTTGCTCCATCGGTGCGGCGCGGCCGGTCTTCCACGCCTCGCTCTCGGCCCGTAACTCGACATAGATTTCGTCGCGAGTTTTGGGTTGGCCATCGGCGTTTCGGTTGAACGGGTTCAGCGTCTGGAAGAAAGTCTTGGTTTGGCTACGGCGCTTGCCGGTCGCTGGGTCTTTCCATGTCCGCGTAGCCGTAAGCGTTACCTTCACGAAGGTCTGTCGCATCACTTCCCCTCCCTCAGTGCGGCGCGGGCTTGCCATGCGGCAAACATGCTTTCATGGAATTTTTCAAACCCGGAACCTTGAACCCACTTTTCAAACTCCGCCAGTTCCCGCACCTCGTCGTATCCCGGCAGCACGGGGGCGGCGTAGACGGCGAATGCCTCCTTGTTGTCCGGCTCGGCCACTTCCAGCCAATCGTGCCCTTCGGCATCCTGTCCGTCAGGGGATACGCGGAATGCGTGACACTCTGCCAAATGCGCCACCGGATCAACCGGCATCACCTTGGCGATGATGGCGTCGGGGGCGATAGCACGGATACGTTCTGCGTCTCTCTCCGCGATGAACTTTTCTCGCCGGTCTCCACGAACCATAGCGTGCATCTCGCAAGATGACGCCGCCTCTTCCAACGCCGCCCGCACCAGGGCTTCGGCGCCATACACGGGCGTGTTCATCGCTCATCGTCCTTATGATCTAACCAGCGTTTCCAGGCCATCAGGCAGAAGAACCCCAAGAGAATTAGTGCGTCCCAGCCGTTCATAGCTCGTCCTCAATCAGTTTCCGGCCGGCGCCGTGGAGTTCGTCCAGAGTGGTGCGACCGATGGCCTGCAGGCGCAGAAAGCCGTACAGCTCAGTCAGGTAGCACATACACATCCACCTTTCCGGTACCTCGGCACACCTGACACGGCTTGTTACGCTTGCCGCCAGAGCCGAAGCATGCCGGGCAACCTTTGATTCCCTTGGCCGGCGCATACTGCGGCGACATGGCGGCTAACTCGTCCTGCAGCACCTCGGCAGCCATCACCGCACGCTTGGCGCAACTGGTCAGTTGCTCAACGCTCGGATCGGTCAACCTAGCGATCAGATCGAGGTAGTGCTCTTTGGCGACCTCTTGGGCAATCGGAAGCATTACGCCGCCCTCCTCACCAAGTTGATGACGTTGTCGCGGCTCTCGGCCGGTAGCTGAGCGATCGCCAGCGCAGCCTCCAACTCGTCGATACGCCGGTCTGCTGCCTCGAGCTGAGCCTCCAACTGATCCGCCTGCTCTGCGCGTGCGGCCAGATCGGTATTGCGCCGGCCGAGTTCGTCGACCTGATCCTGAAAACGTAGCAATTCCGCCTGCATTTCGTTGCCGTCGCGCAAGATGGTCACCTGGTGCTTGAGCTGAACAATTTCCTTGTCCATGCCCTGAATGCGCTGCCAGTATTCACGCAAGACGTCGCCACGACCGTCATAGGCCGCGCGCATCGCGGCGTGCATGCCCTTCTCGCGCACAAGCGCAGCGCGCAAGCGCTCGATGAAGCTGGCGTCGTTACTGGCTTCGACTTCGGTTTCAATCACGATGATGGGGATCATGGAACTTCCCTCAGAAATGGACAGCCCCGCACTTGGCGGGGCCGTTGTTGGTCAGGCGGCGAGCTGGCCGCCGGTAGAGTCGTCGAACAGTGCGGGCTGGTCGGGCTCGCCGTCTAGGGCGTCGCCAACTTTCAGGAAGTCGGAGCCATCCTCGATCACGATCATGACCGTGCGCTCCGCGTAGTTCGCCAGCTCGTGCGCTTCGTCGCAGTTGACCATGGTCAGTTGGGCTTTGACGCCGTCGGGCTTGAATTGCACCGTCTCGACCGCGGCGCGGAAATTCACGCGGTTTCCGGCAGCGATGCAGACGACCGCTTTGCGGACTGCCGATTCGCAGGACAGGTGCACCTGGCGTAGAACGTTCTCTTGCTCGCGCTCGGACAAGCCAGCCCAGGTGACTGCCATTTCCCTCATGGGCTTGGTCGCGGCCTTGATCAGTTCGCCCAGCAAGAATTCCTGAGCGACTTCGTTTTCTTCAACGGTGCGGTCATGCAGCTGGTCGATGATGGCGTTTTCGGACATGTGTGCTCTCCAAATTGTTGGCAATGCGTTCAAGGTGATGGCGCTGCAATGCACTCAGGTGCATGTTGTCGCCGTAGGATTTGTGGCGATCGATCATGTCGCCGATGAAAGTCCGATCCCAGTCGCTGGAGGCGTTGTTGAAGGCGTCAGCCAGAAGGGACCGGAATTTCTGCGGCTCGTAGCAGAGGCTGACCGGCTTGCTGAGCGTGATGGCCATTACATCGTCTCGCGCCGGTCATTGACTGCGTCGTAAACCTCTTGCGCCAGTGCGTCCGGCAGTTCACGGGCCTCATCAGCGATCAGATTCAAGGTGTCATCATCGTTCGCCGACTGCGCGCGGCCGATCAGTTCCTCTTTCTTCTGCGCCAAGCCCTTGAGGTATGCCGTGCGCGCTGAGTACGCCTGCAGCGCTTCGGCGGCGTCCTGCCCGTGCGTCAGATCCTTGATCTTCTCTTTGGCGGCATGCAGATCAGCGCCGCCGGCAGCCTTGGCGATCATGCCGACCACCTCGGCCAGAAGCCCTGGATTGCGCGGATCGGCCGCCGGCGAAACATCGACGGGCGGCTGCTCGGCGCGCGTACCAATCTTCGACTTGAGCGTCGCGGTACGTGATGCGCGAGACGGTGCGGCCTGCTCTTGGTATTCACCCGCCGGCGTGATGTCGTGTTCTCGTTCTGTTTCAGTCAACTCGTCTGGCGTGTAGACGCCCAGCAGCACGTCTGGGCAGTGCAGGCGCGCCCAGCGCTTTGCCGCAAGATATGCGAGTTGCTGCTTGGGATCCTGCCCCCACAATGGCGAGTTCCGGACGCCTGCTTGGCTAAGAAGGAGATCCAGCACGCGCGGCTCACTCTCGCCACGGATCGTCGCCCAGACTTTGACGCCCAACCCCTTTTCATCGGCCAGCGACCAGTCTTTGACGATGCGCTTTTCATCTGGATTGTTCTTGGCCGGCACCTCTTTGAAACGGCCGATCACCCTGGCCCACTCGCCGTACCACTCATAGTTGAGACGGCCGACAATGGGCGCGCGCGTGTTCAGCACGGCCGTGACAAGCTGAGCCTCATACCCCAAGACGCCGTTGACGAGGTGCGTTTTCTGCGCGACGGCAAAGGGGTTCATCTGCCATTGCATGGACTGCATGATCACCGCCATGCAATCACCGGCATTGCCTCGAAGGTGCGCGGGGATAGTCGACTTTCCGGTCGCCATTACGGAAGCTACGCGCATCATGCTGTCGAAACTATTGGTGTCCAGTACCAGGGCGGCGGTACTTGTCGCCGGACCGTCGTAGCGCGGCGCCAGGCCGGCGCTATCGCCAACCTCGGCCAGTTGAGTATTTTGATTCACGCTGCTTTCTCCTTGGATTTCTTGAACCGGAAGTCGATGTAGGTGACGGCGTCGACGGCATAGGCGCCGCGCTGTACCGCCTTGCGGGTAAACTGCGCACCGTCCGGCAGGTGGCCGACGGCGGCCTCGCCCATCAGATGCAGAAGGTGATTCTTCGCGCCGTCGGCGACGCCTTCATAGAACTTGACCTGCTCTTTCGCGTCCGCCATCACGCGCTGCCAGTGGAGCGCCGCATCCGGCAGCTCGATTTCCTGACCATTGGTGCCCGGGTACAGCTTTGCCAGTACGCCGGCGGTCGTTGCGTGGTCGTAGTCCGGCGCCGGCGCGTTGCCGGATGTGACACGCGCCCAGAACTCGGCCTCGCGGGCGATCATTTCCTCAATCAGCTCGTTGTCGCGCTGAATGTGGTAGATGCGGAACTCCGGCCCGGACAGCAGGACGGCCAGGTCGCATATTTCAGCGTCAGTCACGGCCAGGTAGTGCTGGCACTGCGCCAGGTAGGACATAGGCACCTCGTCGGTACCGTCCGGTCCCCACAGCTCCTTGTCGACGAACCGGCCGAGCGCGGTCTTGCACTCGAGCAGATGGTTGGTGCGGATCTGGCCCTTGAACTGCGGCCGCTTGTCGCCTTGCCAGACGAGCCGATCGAGGTTACCCAGGATGAAGCCGTGTTCCGGGTGGCGGAGCATCGTGTTGCAGCGCTCTACCTTGTTGCCGCTGCGGCGCGCGTATTCCTGGGCGACCACATCTTCGAGCAGGTTGCCGAACAGCACCGACTCTTTCTCGCTGATGTCGTCCGGCTCGATCTCGCCGCGCTTCTCCAGGTAGAGCTGGAACTCGGTCTTGTACGGGTTGACGCCCAGCACGGTACCGGCATCGGATCCGCCGATCCCGGTATTGCGCAGCGCCAGCCACTCGTCGCGGGTAATTGCGTTCATGATTTCCTCATGCAGATAGTCGGTCTTGATATTCCATGTGCTCGGCCGCGCGTTCACAGGCGTGCAGCACCTCTTGTTCTTCGCGCCAGGTGCCCATAAAGGCGATCAGCTCGTCACCACCAAGCAGATCTGTCACATCGACCGCGCTGTCGGTCAGAAACACGCTCTCGAGCACGAACGGTGTGTCGTCGCCGAACTCGCCGGCCACCACCAGTTCCCAGCCGTCGAAATTGACGCGGTAGTGGTGGGCGCTGGTCTTGCGCCGCCCCGCCACATTGAAGTCGGCGATGTTCGCCGCTTCGGACTCGACGGCGGCGACATCACCCTTGGCAAAAGCCTGAAGCAGCCGCTCGGCTGCCAGAACGATTTTCAGGTTCATGGTCAGTACCACCCGATCAGTTGCAGGCCGGCGAAGAAGGTGATCGCAACGCACATCAGTGCCATGGAAAACGCGAAGGACTTGGCCACGACGGCCAGGAAGTCGCGAAAGTCAGCGAACAAGGGGGTCATGATCAGTTGCTCCAGTGCTGGGCCAGGCCGATCGCCAGAAAAAAGCCGGCGCTCAACAGCACGCCGGCAACGGTTTGCTTCAGGATGAAGAGAAGGCGCGCTTTCATCACGCCACCTCTTTGGTGGTGGCCGGCTTTACCAACTGGATGACGCGCGGGCCGCCACGCGTGCGGATGGCCACCAGCCCGGTGGCTTGCTCGACGGCGCGCACCGCGGCGGGGCTGTGCGAGCACGCCGGGTGCAAAATCACTTTTGACATGGTGACCTCCTGAATGAAAAAGCCCGCGGGTTGGCGGGCAAAGGGTCTTGCTAGAGAAACAGAGGGAATGAGCTGCAGACGCAGCGGTCAGGGGCCGACACCGAAATTGCCCATGTCTGCCAACGATGATCAAATCGCCAGCCCCTGGCCGATGCATCGCATCGGGCCGGTTACACCTTCCGGCGCGCTTTAGGCGGTCGCCTCCCGGCGGCGCTGCGCTGTTGTCGCGTGTTCAACCTACCTACGTACAACCATACCGGCGAACGGCCGGCGCGCTGGTGGGATACCCACCCGGAAACACATGGTTTGATGTGCTTTCGGGTAACTACCCCGGTCGGCATCAGGCTACCCCTGTGAGGGCTGCCGACTGCTGTAGCGAACTTCGAGCGATTGGGACAGTTCGCACGCCCCGAAGCGGTCACGCCTTGCGGCGTCCCGGTGCTCGTCCCTGGTCTGCGTTGCTACACACTGTTTAGCCGCTTCACGGGGATTGCCCGCAACCGGCCAGGCTCCCGAATCACTTGGCGTCGTTCATCGGGTAAAGCGGCTAAACGGTGCCGCCTCGAGTGAAGCGGCGCGCCGGGCTTTCCCCGGCCGTTTGCATATGAGCCTCCGTCGAGTTGGTTACGCGGTCTATGGCGTCCGCGCTGCCTTGGAAATGTTGCCGGTCTTTGCCGGCTGTCAGGGAAACTGTGTCTTAAAGTCGAACTATCTTTCCCATTCCCGACTGATCGGAGCTTTGGTCAGGCGCCCGCGTGTCGGGCATCAATCCTTGATACATATGTGGTGCCCTTTCTGAACCGTACTACCCGCTTGGCTTTCAATTGCCTTTGCTGCCGTTTCGCAAGCCTGAACGGTGTTGAAGCGGATACTGGTTATTGCCACATCGTCGTTGTGGCTCATCATTCCGGCGTGAAGCCAGATGATTAGAACGTATGCCATTTCGTTCTCCTGTTGATCACATGTAGCGGGGCCGGGCGCTAATCCGGCGGTTGGCATCGGTGCTCTTCTCGGGTAATTGCCTCGTCTGAGGTGATCATGCCGATGCCCGGAACTTCGTCAGCCTGATGGCTGCCCACATGCGCGCTTGTTCCCGCGCTTCCCGCGTGTCTCCAGCATCTCGATTCGCTGAGATGCAGCTTTCCACGCCGCCCGTTACATGTGCCCCCGCGTTGGCAGGGGTCACAAATCCGGATCTCCACTCCCCTCCTCTGCGTCTTGGCCGCCAGGCCTCCCATTGCTGGGTCGCATCGGTTCGTGTGCCGGTGTTGGTGGCACTCTCTTCGCAAGCCGATTGCCGTCGGCCTGATCTCGGCGAGTGCCTGTACCGCATGCATTTTGTTAAGGATCGAAGGCGCGTTGCGTTGGCGTGGGCTGCATCCGCTGATCTGATTCACTCGGCGCCGTGACGCGGTTCGAGGTGATCGGCTTACTCGGCCCAGGGCCTGCCTGGAGCCCGGTGCGTTGGGCTGTTGGAGTGAATATACAAGCAATGCTTTTATGATTCAAGCAAAACTTCAATTTATTAAAGCATTGCTTGTTGCGTGGACGCAAAAAAACCGCCGGCAGGCGGTTTGGGAAGGGTTACAGCGAGGCGATGATCTGTCGTATATCTCGGCGCTGCTGTTGTAGAACGGAGAAAATTCGATTCTCCATGAGGTCAATATTGACCAAAGTATTTTCCAGGCTAGCCTTGATCAGCTTGGCCTGGCTCGCCGAATTCCCGCCATCCTGAGCGAAGTGATGGCAGTTGCCGGCGTGATTGCACGCTCTGTTGGTACGCATTCTTTCCTCGTGTCTCGGTTGGTACTAGCTTATTTTTCAAAACTGGCTTTGGTCTACAAAGGCGACCGGTTCGAAAAAGTCTAGACCGCTTGGTCGACGATGGGGACTGTGGTTTGCACTTAGTCACCCAACTTTGGCCTAGCTAATTACTGGTTTTCGAGGGCATTAAGTCGGCGGAACTGATCCGATGTGGCGGCCAGCAGCGCAATCTGTTCGCCATCGAGGTGGGAAAGGTTTGATAACAACAGGTGCATGCTTGCCTCGCGCCCTGGATCCTTCAGTCCGGTTTCCAGGAATTCGACGCTGACGGCAAAGATTGTTGCCAGGCTGTGCATGTGCTTTTTGCGTGGGCGGGTTGGGCCTTTCAGCCATTTTGTAACGGACCAGGACGACACCCCGCATAAGCGAGCTATCTCTTTCTCCGTAAGCTTTCGCGCTCGCTTCAAGCCGCGTAGCCTGTCTTTAAATGCCTCCATAATCCGATGGTAGGCATATTTCGGATGTATCGTAAGTAAAAGTACTAATCGCACCCAACTTTACCCTATCGGCAAGGTTGAGCAAATATTCTATGACTGGCCGATAGTACAGTTGCGTTTTTTGTATGCTATTTGCGGGATTTCAGCTCGAGGATGCGCTGCAGCAGCTTAGCGATCTCTTTATCGCCTTTACCGATAAGCTTTTGAGCAAGATCGTCCAGGCTCGACGCCGAGACGTATGATGCGAGGGGATCGATGGCCGGGTGTTTGGGCTCTTTCCCTGATTCGAGATATGCGGGTTCCACTTTGAGCGCTCTAGCGATGGCGACAAGGCGAGTTGTACCACGATTTGGGTCTTTCTCGATCTCGCTGATCATCGTTCGACTTACGCCGGCCCGGCGCGCCAACTCTTCTTGCGTGAGGCCCAGCGCTTCGCGCTCCTCCCGAATCCGCGTTCCCATATTCATGGGTTGGATGATGTGACAAGGGAACGTCTGAATGCAGACAACACCGTTTGACTTCAGACAATCAAGGGAAAGAAAAACCCGCCGAAGCGGGTCTTCTACAGGAATGGCAGATCTTTACAGGCCAAATTTCTTGAGCAGCATGGGCAGCACCTGCGCAAGCAGGATGGCACTCACCACCCACATGATGATGCTGTTCTTGGCCTCAGCCACATCAGCCTTGGTTGCATAGTTTGACTTGATGACAGCGACGTCGGTCGTGACGGCATTTAACTTGTCGTTGATCTGAGCGAAGTCCTGCTCAAGCTTTGAGACTCTGGCTTCCATGTTTCTATTATCGGGCGGTTCTCCGCCAAAGCCAACCCCTGATGCTGCTTCCATGCGCTTTCTAATGGCAGCTGAGCGAGCACCAAGATCATTCACTGGCATAGCGTAGGCTCTCCACGTTTCCGACAAATCTGTCTGACGAATCCAATAAAACGGCAGCCATACTCTCTAGCTCGTTTAGGTCTTGCGGCTCAAGCGAAGCGGAATATTTCGTCCTAATGCGCTCAATCAACTCGGCAGCATACGTTGCACTGTCAACCAATTCGATCCCTGCAGTTAACAATGCAAGCTGCCGATCTTCCATTTTCATAAGAAACACCTCATTCAAACCGCCCCGCACGTCCCTTTGACCTGGCCAACGATCTGCACGTAGCCCATCTTCTCTTCCGGCACCGTGCGATCGCGGAAACGGGCTTTGTCCTGGCTGTCGCAGGTGATGCGCACGTCGCCGAATTCTTTGAACAGCCGACGAACCTGCATTTCACCCTCAAGCAAGACGACATATACCAATCCGTCGGTGATGACTTCTACCGGCGTGCATTCAACCACCAGTAAGTCGCCCTCCTGAAGCCTTGGAGCCATGCTCTGGTCGCCCATGGTCATCACTGCGGCGGCCTCAGGGTCTATCCCTAAACGCTCTGCCAGAGAGCGCGGATAGGCTTGGCGCTTTCCGTCGATGTCGACCATCCACCCCACCGCTTGCGCCCCATCACGCTCGATCTGCAGTTCCGGTAGAAAAATGTAGTCCGACTCGTCCGGCATGTCGTCCCACACTCGGACAGGAAACATGGATGGGGGTGGCGCCGGCTCGTCGAAAAACAACTCATTGATTGTTTTCCCAACAATTCGCGCGATGGTTTGTTGGCGCTCAGCACCTCGGGGCATGGTGATGCCCGCTTCCCATTGTTGATAGGCCTGCGGGCTCACGCCTGCTTTCTCCGCCAGTTCTGGCCCGGTCAATCCCGCAGCCTTTCTCGCATCGCGCAGGCGCAACCCAAAAGCCAGATGTTTCGCTTCTCTTTTCATGATGAACGCAACCTTACAAGCAAAACTTCAAGTCTTCCAGCAAGCAATGCTTCTGTTTTTTTGACAAAATCAAGCATTGCTTGAATAATGCCGACAGGAGGACTTTTATGGATCAGAACATCGTCACCCGAGCCGCTGATGCAGTGGGCGGGAAATCTCCCCTGGCAAAAGCTGTCGGCTTCTCGTATCAGGCCATTCAGCAATGGGAGCAGGCCGGCTATGTGCCGCCTAAACGTATCCCTGCCGTGGCAGCCGCATCAGGAATCGATATCGCCGAGTTCTATGCGGCGTATCAACGTGCCAGCGCAGCAAAGGAGGCGGCGTGATGGCCTGCGCTGCCTTCCCCACGAACCATAACCAGCAATGCGCGCAAGTGCATGCAAACCTTTTTGCACGACGTAAAGGAGAACCCCTGATGGATGAAATCATCATCCCATCGCTGGCGCATCGGATACGCCAGATCTTGATGGATCCAAAGCTCAAGCAGGAGCTGATGACGGTACTTGGATGGGACAACAGCAATGTGTCTCGCTACCTAGCCGGCAATCTTGGCATCACCGAGGACAAGATCGACAAGGTTGTCGAATTTCTCGGCATTTTGAACGTGGAGAACCGCCGTCTGGCGCCGATCATCGATATGGCGGATGTCGGATTCAAGGCGATCAAGTTGGACTTTGAAAGGAGGTTTGCGACGCGAGAGACGCTAATGAAAAAGGCCGGCTAAACGGTGCGCTAACACCTAACCGGCCTGTTGCTTAAGGCACAACCAATAAGCACAACCAGTATGCCCTGACAGACTTTTGAAATCAATAGTTTGTGGGGTATGCGGAGGACTTTTTTTATGAAAATCCAACACCGCAACAGCGGCAGGAGAAAGGCTTATATCCATGAATTTCTACAAGCGATTTATGGGTGACTACGCGCGCGGTACGGCGCACCTGTCGCTTGCTGAGCATGGCGCCTATTCGCTCCTGTTGGACTACTACTACGCGACAGAAAAGGGACTTCCTGACGACATGGTCGCGCTCTATCGGATCTGCCGTGCCTTCTCGCCCGAAGAGCAGCAGGCGGTTTCATCGGTTGCCGAGCAGTATTTCCCGATCGGGGATGATGGATTGCGTCACAACACCCGCGCCGACGAACAGATCGAGGATGACTCGACCAGAATCGACGCGGCAAGGGCTAATGGGAAGCGCGGCGGGCGCCCGAGAAAAACCCAAGCAAAACCCAGTGGGTTACAAGATGAAAACCCAATGGGTTTTGAAAATGAAACCCAGACGGAACCCAACGAAAACCCAGAAGAAACCCAGGACGAAAGCTCGCCACAGCCAGAGCCAGATGCTCATAAACCTAACGGTTTATTCGCGGGAGATTCGCGCGCGCCAACGCGCACGCACGGCGGGCACGACACGGTCATGACCTCCTGCCCATCAACCCTCGAGCCAACCCGAGCACATCGCGGCATTGCCGCAAACCAGCACCTGGATCTCGACAACGAACTCGCCATGTTCCTGGCCCATGCCAGGGAGAAAGCGCAGATGTCCGCCGACTGGAACGCCAGTTTCGAGAAGTGGCTTCGCCGATCGCGCAACTTCGGCGGCGGCAAAGACCAGCGCCAGCCCGCCAAAACCTCCCTCGAAGAACACAACCGCGAGGCCATGCGGCTCGCCAAAGCCAGGATCTTTGGCACGGACATGTCAGCCGAGAAGGAAATCAACCCATGACCCAAGACGACTTCGAGCAGTTCGACAAAATCCTGGAGGGCGTGACTGAGCTGTACGGCAAACGCCTGGCACCGTTCGCGATCGAGATTTACTGGCGCGCGCTCCAGCACCTCGACATCGCCGTGTTCCGCGAAGCGATGCAACGCCACGTCACCAGCCCGGACAACGGCCAGTTCATGCCCAAACCGGCCGACATCATCCGCATGACCCAAGGGTCGAGCCAGGACAAAGCCCTGCAGGCCTGGCACAAGGTCGACAAGGCCGTGCGCACCGTCGGCGTGCATCGCAGTGTGGCATTCGACGATCCGCTGATTCACCGTGCGATCGCCGAAATGGGCGGCTGGATCATGCTCGGCAACAAGACCGAGGACGAATGGCCGTTCGTGGCCCGCGAGTTCGAACAGCGCTACCGCGCCTTCGCCAGCCGGCAAGAGCGCCCTGACTACCCGCCGGTTCTAGTCGGCATCAGCGAGGCGAACAACAACCGCAAGGGCCACGACAGCGAGCCCCCGGCGCTGATCGGCGATGCGGCCGGAGCCAAGGCGGTCATGATCGCCGGCACGCAGAAGCCGCTGCTGGGCATCACGATGATGGATCCGCGTCAGGCGGTTCAAGCCCTGCAGCTCGTCGACAAGCGAGACGTGGCATGACCACCACCTGCCCACTCTGCGCCACCGGTGGCCACCTCTACGACCGAAATTGCCCCGATTGCGTCGCTCGCGACCTCGCCCGGAGTCCGAAAGGCCACCGCACTGCCGCGTATTCGGCCATAGAGCGCGAATTCTGCCGTCAGGCTGCCGAGGATATGCGCGAGCGCGTAATCGAGGCGCATAGGACGTTTGTGTCGAAATTTCTCGGAGGGAATGCAGCATGGCCTACGTTATCTCGTTCACCGTACCCGGTACGCCGGTCGGCAAAGGGCTGACGGCTGACCAGCTCAAGCAGATTGTCAGTTACGACAAAAAAACGGGCGTCTTCACGTGGCTCACGAGGATGGGGCCACGCCACCCAGGCGAAGTGGCCGGCACCAAGTGCCGAAGAGGTTATTTGAGCATCTGTATTCACCGGAAAATTTACAAAGCGCACCGGTTGGCATGGCTTTACGTGTATGGCGTTTGGCCATCCGGGCAGGTGGATCACATCGACAACAATAAGTCCAACAACGCGATTGCTAATTTGCGCGATGTGGATCAAGCGCTCAACCAAAGAAATCGGCGCATAGCCAAAAACGATAGCGAAACAGGTGTTCTTGGCGTGTCGCGCTGGCCAGATGGTCGCCCAGGTTTCAAGGCGCAGATCACAGTGGATGGGCGGTGTCGATACATAGGGACGTTTGAAACCATGGAATCCGCGCATGAAGCGTATCTGTTGGCGAAGAAAAACTTACACAAGGGGGCTTGCCTGTGAAGGTCGAATTTATCGTGCCGGGTGCACCAATCGGGAAGGCGAGACCGCGCGTATCCACTGTTGCCGGGCATGCTCGCATGTATACCCCGGCTAAGACCGCCAGCTACGAGGGCATGGTAGCGCTTGCCGCTCAACGGGCGATGGCAGGCCGTGCGCCGATCACCGGCCCGGCCGACGTTCGGCTGACCATGTTGCTGCCGATCCCGACGAGCTGGTCGAAGAAAAAACAGGCGGCAGCCCTCGCCGGCCAGGTCTACCCGACCAAGAAGCCGGACGCCGACAACGTCGTGAAGGCGATCTTCGACGGCATCAACGGCGTGGTGTGGGTCGACGACGTGCAGGCCTGCGACATCGCCGTGCGCAAGCGCTACGCCGAAACGCCTGGTGTGCAAGTGGTGGTAACCGAGATTCAAGGTGCGCTGTTCGCCGCGTAAGCAGTACCAGCAGGGCAAAAGCAACAAAACGGGGGGTGATATGCAGTTCTCAAGCGTGCGCAGTCTTGTCGGTTGGTCTTTCCAGATTGAGACCAGCTCGATGATCAAAGTCCAGAAGTTCCAAGAGCAGACCTCGCCGGCGTTCGCCAACCTCACCCCCATGGACTTGAAGGCGCAGTCGGCGATGGTCATGGCCAAGATCAACCGGTTGCCGTTCGAGGAACGCGCCGTGCTGTGGTGCCTGCACGTTCAGCGCGAAACCGAAATTATCTTCCTGGCCGATCGCACGCCGCGGCGCTGGAGCATGGCGACCGACAAGGACATCATCCGCAAGTGGTGCACCGGTGACGGCCCGGGATGTCGCGACATCGGGGATCGGCACGACGTCAGCTTCAAAACAGCGAATAGGTACGAGAAGGAAGTTGTCAGAATGCTGGAATGCTGGATGCACAAGGCTTACGCGACGCTAGAGATCCAGCACCGAGCGATATTGCAACACCTGTATTACGCCGAACGCTTGACAGCGTGATGACACAAAACTATCATTTTTGCAGCAGCCCGAACTTCGTCCAGAGTTCGGGTTTTTTGTTTTATGGTATCGTTTGACGTGCGTATGTTTGGCAGCGAAAATATATGCACTTTCAATAAAACGGTATCTGAGACATGAAACGAATCCTACTTGTTGCTCTATGTGCCACTCTCGCCGCCCCGGTGTTTGCAACTACGATTACGCCGCCGACAGAGGCTGATTGCAAAGGGGTAAACGATTCCACTCTTGCATTTGCCACGAATCCTGCGATGGTTTCCAATCAGCAGAAGGCCGCCGATATTGCGCAGTTAATCCAAGGCGGTCGAGGCAGCGGAGTGAGTGAGTGCCTAATCATGCAACAGGTCAAAGCCGCATCGATCCAATGAGTTGACTTGAAATTTACTGAAGACCCGCCACTTGGCGGGTTTTTGCATTTCAGGGGTCGCCAAATGCCCTTCACTTTGTCATTTTGTGTGCAATCGTTCCATGCTGGGGGTATATGATGTTTCTTCCTGTTGAACGAAAAAGGCACGCCATGATCACGTACGATATGCTGATGCAGCAGTACAAAACGTTTGATAAAGCGCGAGACATGTATTGGGATCGCCTGGCAAAAGCTGCCATACAGCTAGCCAACGAACTCGAAGAATCGCTACACCTCACCGCCAAATTTTATGCAGAAGACGGGAAATCATATCGATATGTCGACATCGGCGAGGTGGTGGATGGAAAGTTCGTGCCGAAGAATCCACACCTGTTGAACGCTGATGATCTTTCATTGAGCTTTGCAATAAAGGTTGCCCTTGAAGTGGCACCGAACGCCTTCCCTAAGCTGTTCTTTTCCCAGCAAGTTTTGATCAAGGATACTGGCGGCCGATTGCAGGTTACGCTTGTTGGAAATAGCGAACACATTCTGTTTGTGACTGGTGCGGATGCAACGGGGAAATTTTCAGAAGTGGCTGAGCAAATCAAACAGAACATTGTTGATCTGTTAGACCCTGCAGCTTTTAACCCCGCTGGCGCCTAGACAGCGCCTGATATTTTATTTTGATTGCCCCGCCAAGTGCGGGGCTTTTCCGTTTCTGGAGCCGTGATCATGAAAACTTGGTACCTGCAAACCGATGGTCTGCGCCAGATGATCGACGACCATCTGCATGCCGGCTTCGAAGAGGTCGACACCTGCGAGGCCGAATCCTGGCTGCAGGCTAAGGCCATTCTGGCTGGGGAATGATCATGCACCTCGAACGCTGCAAATCCGTGCTCGACGCGTGCCACCTCCGCGAAGGTCAGCATGTTCTCATGGCAACCGGCCGTGCTGCCAAGGTGGCCGTGATCGACCAGACTGTGATTCGCTTCGACTATTTCGAGCGCCGCGGCCCCGACGATTACGTGATTGTTCCGCGACACAAGGTGCCGGAGCTGGTTCGCGTCTGAATTCCCGGCCCGGCCGCCTCGAAAGGAGGTGATCCGGGCATTAACCCCTGCGAGGCCAAACATGGCTCACGTTGATGTACGAATCCCCGCTATCGAGATTGCGATGTGCCGGGACGAGATGGCTTATGGCCAGTTGCTGCTGACTCGCCTTCGCGAAGCCGGCATCCCGGTCATTGGTAAGCTGACGTTCCAAGGCGTCGAGAATGGCGAGCTACTGCAAAGCAAGTCCGACAAGCTCGATTACATGATCTACCGCTGGGTCCCCGGCGAGACCAATACCACCCACGACCAGATACTGGTCGCCCACTGACGCCGAGGAGGCGCGAGCCTCATGGCAAACACGACAAAAGCTACACCTGAAAAACTGGCGCAGTTCTTGGAGGTTCTGGCCACCACCGCCAATGTCTCTGCCGCAGCAAAAAAGGTGCGCATTGATCGCACTCACATGTACCGGCTGCGTGATGACGACCCCGAGTTCGCCGCAGCCTGGGACGAGGCGGTCAAGCTCGGTACTGCTGCGCTCGAGGATGAAGCCGTCCGCCGGGCACATGACGGCACCCTCAAGCCTGTGTTCTACAAGGGCGAGCGCTGCGGGACCATCCGCGAGTACAGCGACACGTTGCTGATCTTTCTGCTGAAGGCGCGCGACCCTGAGCGCTTCGCCGACCGGCTAAAACAGGAAGTCACCGGTAAAGGCGGCGGCCCGCTACAGAGCGTGGCGGTCACCACCACCGACCCGATGGAAGCGGCCAAGATTTACCAGGACATGATGAAGAGCTGACATGCCGATCCCGTTCCCCTTCGACTTCAAGAACCCTGACTACGTGCAGGTGTTCGAGTGGCGAGTGGAGCGGCTGAAGCGCATTCGCGCAAATCCTGGTTCGTTGCCAGCGCTCAAGGCGTACTACCGAGACCACCCGGCCCAGTTCATCATCGACTGGGGCATGACCTTCGACCCTCGCAATGTCGAGCGCGGGCTACCTGCCAGCATCCCGTTTCTGCTGTTCCCGCGACAGGAAGAGTGGGTCGAGTGGTTCATGGATCGCTGGAAGAAACGTGAACCTGGGCTGACTGAGAAAACCCGCGACATGGGCATGTCGTGGCTGACGATCGGACTAGCCGACACGGTTTGCCTGTTCAACACCGGCGTTGTCGCCGGGTTCGGTAGCCGCAAGGAAGAGTACGTCGACAAGATCGGCGCCCCAAAGTCGCTGTTTTGGAAGGCGCGTCAGTTTCTGCAGATGCTGCCGCCCGAGTTTCGCGGTAGTTGGGACATCAACCGGCACGCGCCGCACATGCGGATTCTGTTCCCCGACACCGATTCGGTGATTACCGGCGAATCAGGCGACGGCATTGGCCGCGGCGACCGCACAAGCTTCTACATTGTCGACGAGTCGGCTTTCCTTGAGCGCCCGCAACTGGTCGACGCTTCCCTATCGGCTACCACCAACTGCCGGCAGGACATCAGCACACCAAACGGCATGGGTAATCCGTTCGCTCAAAAGCGACACAGCGGAAAAATCAACGTCTTCACTTTCCATTGGCGAGACGACCCGCGCAAGGACGATGCCTGGTACGCAAAGCAAGTAAGCGAGCTAGATGCCGTCACCGTCGCCCAGGAAATCGACATCAACTATTCGGCGTCCGTTGAGGGCGTCCTTATCCCATCGGCTTGGGTTCAAGCTGCGATCGGCGCCGCGGAGAAGCTAGGCATTGAACCAACCGGCGGCCGTAAGGGTGCGCTTGACGTCGCTGATGAGGGAGCGGACAAAAACGCCTTCGCCGGTCGCACGGGGATCGAGTTAGATTTTCTGCGCGAATGGTCCGGTGTCGGCAGTGACATCTACCAGACTGTCATCAAAGCGTTTTCCATCTGTGACGATTTGGAGCTTGATGGATTTGAGTATGACGCCGACGGCTTGGGCGCAGGCGTCCGTGGCGACGCCAATCAAATCAATGCCACGCGCCAAAAGGAAAATATCCGCTCTATCAACTGCGACCCGTTTCGAGGCTCTGGCGAAGTACTGGATCCTGAAGGGGAAATGGTCAAGAAGCGGAAAAACAAAGATTTCTTTTCCAACGCTAAGGCGCAAGCCTGGTGGGCGCTCCGACTGCGATTCCAAGCGACCTATCGCGCAGTTGTTGAGGGGCTTGATTACGACCCCGACGAGATTATTTCCATCCGCTCGGATCTTCCTGAGCGCGCCAGACTGCAGATTGAGTTGTCGCAGCCGACATTCAGCAAGAACGGCGCCGGCAAAATCCTCATCAACAAAAAACCGGATGGCACAAAGTCTCCCAACCTAGCCGACTCGGTGATGATCTGTTTCCGGCCAGACATCGGCAATAAAACTGGCCTACTCACCTTCATGGCCCAGGCGGCGAAACAAGCCAAAGCCAACAAGCAGTAACCCCACCCAGCCCGCCTCGCGCGGGCTTTTTCGTATAGGTCCCCCCATGGCAACTTTTCTGATGCACCCGCCCGGCGCGGGCAGCTCGACCATTACCGTGAACGGCCGGAAATACTCGACCACGCCCGGTACGCCGATCCCGGTACCCGACTTCGACGCCGCAGTACTGCAGGCGAATGGCTGGATGGCCACCACCAACGGCGGCACCGGCACCACTGTGGCCCGACCGCTCAACCCCAAGTCCAACACCGTTTTCTACGACTCCACGCTCGGCATCGATGTGGTGTGGGACGGCAAAACCTGGCGCAACAAGATCACCGGCGCCATCGCATAACAGGGAATGATGGCCATGGCCGAGAAGAAACCGATTGATCCGGGGCTGGTTGCTTGGGCTACTGCGTTCCCGAAGGCGGCAAAATCGGCCAGAGTCGCATCCGCCGGATCCTCTCCGGCAGACGAGTTCATGGGGCCGCTCAATCCGCCGCAGCCGTCCGTAGAGCCGTCATTGGCCGCCAGCGTGATCGGGCGCCGGTTCGACTACGACGCCGGCTACAACATGCGGACGCGCCCGCGCCAGGGCGAGGCCGTTACGTTCGACCAGATGCGTGCGCTGGCGGACAACTGCGACATTCTCCGGCTGGTGATCGAAACCCGTAAGGATCAGGTCGCCAAAATCAAGTTCGCGGTCAAGCCGCGTAGCGACAAGCAAGAGCGCGACGCGCGCTGCGACGATGTCGAGGCTTTCCTGCAGTTCCCCGACGGGGAGAATACCTGGACGGACTGGCTGCGCATGCTGCTCGAGGACATGCTGGTCATCGATGCCGCCACCGTCTACCCGAGTATGACCAACGGCGGTTTGCCGTATCAGATGCAGTTGATCGACGGTGCCACGATCAAGCGCGTTCTTGATGCGCGTGGCCGGACACCGCTATTGCCCGCCCCGGCGTACCAGCAGGTCATCAAGGGTGTAATTGCCTGCGACTACACCTCTGACGAACTGATCTACGCACCGCGCAACAAGCGCACGCACAAGGTCTATGGCTACTCTCCAGTCGAACAGATCATCCTGACGGTCAACATCGCCATCCGGCGAGCCATGGGCCAGTTGCAGTATTACACCCACGGCTCTATGCCCGATCTGCTGTTCGGCGTGCCGGACACTTGGCAGCCGGACCAGATCAAGACCTTCGAGGAGTATTTCAACGAGCTACTGTCGGGTGACACCGCGGCTCGGCGCCAAGCCAAATTCGTCCCGGGCGGCATCAAGCCGATCGACACCAAAGAGCGCGCACTCAAGGACGATTACGACGAATGGCTGACGCGCATCATCTGCTACGCCTTCAGCGTGTCACCGCAGTGGGCCACCAAGCAGATGAACCGTGCCACGGCCGAGACGGCGAAGGAACAGTCGCTCGAGGAAGGCCTGGAGCCGATCAAGCTGTGGGTGAAATCGATCCTGGATCGCATCATCTGGCGCTACTTCGGTTTCCACGATCTCGAGTTCGCTTGGGTCGAGGAAGAAGCAACCGACCCGCTGGTGCAGTCGCAGATCGTCGACAGCAAGGTGCGCGGCGCACGGATGACCATCAACGAGGCGCGCGCCGCCGACGGCATGGATCCGGTGGAAGGTGGCGGCGTGCTGCTGATCTTCACGGCCACCGGCGCCGTTACGCTCGATAGCGTGCTCAATCCGCCGCCGGTCGAGCCCGGGCCAGAGGGCGACCCGCCGCCAGGATTGGACAAGCCGGCCGAGGACAACGCCACGCCGCCACCTGGCGAAAATCCGCCGTCCGAGGAATCGAAGAAGGTCGCCAAGTCGGCAAAAAAAGCGCTGCGCCCTATCGACCGGGAACGCAAGGCCATTCTGGCATTGCGCGCCAAGCTGAAACGGGCGCTGACGGATCTATTCACCGAGCAAGCGGATGCGGCTGTGGCGCAAGCCACCCAGACCATGGGCAAGATCGCCAAGGGGCGAGAGTTCCCTACTGACGAGTTGCCCGACTTCGACTTCTCGCCGCGCTCTGATGAGCTTGTGCCGCAAGTCGTCTACATCCTGTCCGCCGCAGGCAAGGATGGCGTCAAGACAGCCACCTTGCAGATCGACGCCGAGCTGGATGACGACGCGCTCGAGCTAGCCAACGAACGGGCGGTGCAGTTTGCCAACGACCGTGCCGCCGAAATGGTCGGCAAGAAGTGGGTCGACGGCAAGCTAGTCAACAACCCGGACGCGCGCTGGGTCATCGACGACACGACGCGCGACCGGATGAATGCGGTTGTCGCGCAAGCGATGGAAGAAGGCTGGTCAAACGACGAGCTGTCCGACGCCATCAATGACGACTACGCCTTCTCCGACGCGCGCGCCGACATGATCGCCCGCACCGAAACCGCCAATGCGGACATCGCCGGCAACCTGGCGCTCTACAAGTCCAGCGGCATGGTATCCAACAAGCAGTGGCTCACCGCGCCGGACTGCTGCGACGAGTGCCAGGATCTGAACGGCGCCGTAGTGGACATCGATGACGATTTCGAGGGAGGCGGCCCACCGCTACACCCGCAATGCCGCTGCGACGTCCTGCCGGTGCTTGATGACGAGACAGACGACAACTCCGACCAATGAACCCGCCCCCGTGGCGGGTTTTTTCATGGGTGAATCATGAAATTCAAACAGTTTGCAACGATCAGCAAGGTCGAAGAGCACGACGACGGCACTGTGACCGTCGAGGGCATCGCCTCCGACGGCAGCACGGATCTTGCCGGCGAGATTGTAGCGCCCGATGCGATGAAAGCGGCCCTCCCCGACTTCATGCGGCTAGGAACCGGCGCGCTACGTGAGATGCATCAGCCGATGGCGGCGGGTCGCGTCGACGATGCCTACGTCAATGACGCCGGCGAGACGATCATCCGCGCGCTTGTTGTCGACCCTGTGGCCGTGCTCAAGGTCAAGCAAGAGGTTTACAAGGGGTTCTCCATCGGCGGCAAGTCCACGCTGCGCGAGGCGAACGTGATCAAAGGGCTAAAGCTGACTGAAATCAGTCTGGTGGATGCGCCCTGCAACACCAATGCGGTCTTTCAAGTCTGGAAGGCCGATGGACTCGAGGACAACCAGATGGAAGCTCAGGAAGAACTGGCCTTGATGATCCAGAAGGGCGACATCACGCATGAAGCCTTGCTGGAGCTGGCCAAGGCCAAAAAGCCGAAGGACGACGACCAATCGACTGCCGCTGACGATAAGGCGGGTAGCACCGACCAAACCGGCAACGACAGCAACGACGGCCAGGATGGCAACGGCGATGGGGCCAAAGGCGGCGACCAGAACGTTGACGAAAAGAACAAGGATAAGGCGGCCAAATCCGCGCCTGAAGGCGATGTCGCGAAAGGCATGTGGACGCTGCAAGACTTCGCCGCGGTACTCCAGTCGTTGAGCTGGATCGTCGGCGATGCGCAGTACGAGGCCCAGGCCGAAGGCGACAGCAGCCAGATCCCGGCTCAACTGCGCGACTGGGTTGCCCAAGGCGCCAAGATTTTCACCGATATGGCGGCCGAGGAAGCCGGCGAGTTGGCAGCCAACCTGCAAACGCTGGTGCCGCCGCCTGTCGTGGTCGCGGTCGACGATGTGGCGCTGGCCGATGCTGGCGGCGATGTCGCCAAGGCCGGCGCGAAGTTCAGCACCGACACCAAGACCGTCCTGGACAAAGCCACGGCGTCGATTCAAGCCGCTCTCGATGCCCTGAAGTCCTTGGGCCACAACGACGACGCAGCGGACAACCAAGCCGCAGATGATGGCAAGTCGACCGATAAGGCAGTGGTAGCCGGCGACGTCGCCAAGGCCAGTGCCGGTACCGACATCGCCAAGCTGGCCGACGATCTCAGCAAGGCGCTAGCCGCCAATGCGGATCTGGCCAAGCGTTTCGACACGCTATCTGCCCAACATGACGATCTGCAAAAGCGCTTCGATGCACAGCCCGCGCCCATGAAGGGCGTGGCCATGGCCGTGTCGAAGGGCGAAGACATCAACGGCACGCACACCGCGGAAGCTGTAGAGCCGGTGCGCAAGGCCGACGGAACTGTCGACGACTTTGCCACCGAGATCAAAAAAGCGCAGCAGTCCAACGCGTTCCAAGTGTTCCGATAATCACCGGGCGTAAAAGCCCACTCCCCCCACCGCCTACGGGCGGTTTTTTTACGTCCGCAGCCGCCCATCGAGGCGGCTTTTTTATTTCCGAGGGAAAAAATGGGTGCACTCGCTGAAGTAACCAACGAAACGATGGACTTGATCAAGTCGTCTTACGGTAACGACATTTCCAAGTCCATCACCACCGCGTCGGGCCTGGTCGCCTACGACCTGCAGGCGCCGGCCAAAAACCTATATCCGGTCTACACCCCGCTGCGCAATAAGATTCCGCGTACCGGCGGCGGCAAGGGCGTGGCCACCAACTGGCGCACCGTGAAGTCGATTACGGGCTCCGGTTTCGACACTTCGCCGTGGTTGCCGGAAGGCCAGCGTTCGGGCCGTATGAGCTATGCGACCGCGCCGAAGGCTGCCAACTACGTGACGCTGGGCGAAGAGGACAGCGTCACCTTCGAAGCGACCAACGCGGGCCAAGGCTTCGAAGACGTGCGCGCCACCATGACCGCACGCCTGCTGCAGAAGTTCATGCTGAAGGAAGAAAACGCCATCCTGGGCGGTAATGCCACGCTCCAGCTCGGCACGCCGAGCGCACCGACCGTTTCGGCTTCCGGCACCGGGGGTACCCTGGCCGCCGCCACCTACTCGGTTATCGTCGTCGCACTGACCCAGGAAGGCTTCTACAACTCGAACATTTCCGCCGGCGTCGCAACCACCAAGACCGTTACCGGCGCCGATGGACAGACCTACGTTCTCAACGGCGGTTCGTCCAACAAGTCGGCCAACGCCACCCAGGCGGTAACCCTTGGCCAGAGCCTTGTTGCCAGCGTATCCCCGGTCATTGGCGCAGTCGGTTACGCCTGGTTCGTTGGTGCGGCTGGCTCCGAGTCGTTGCAGGCCATCACCACCGTCAACAGCGCGGCCTTCTCGGCGCCGCTGGCTGGCGGTCGTCAAGCCGTTTCCGCGATTACCGGCGACTGCTCGGCTAACCCGGGTCTGGCATTCGATGGCCTGCTCTCCACCGCCTTCAACCCGGCAAACTCGGCCTACGTGTCCATGCAGCCGACCGGTAACGCCGGTGTCGGCACCCCGCTGACCGCCGGCGGCCGCGGCAACGTTGTCGAAATCGATGCGATGCTGAAAAACATGTGGGACGGCTACAACCTGTCCCCGACGGTGATCTACGCCAACAGCCAGGAAATCAAGAACATCACCGACAAGGTGATGGCGACTGCCAGCGGCACGATCCTGCGTATGCAGCAGAACACGAAAGAGCCGTATGCGGTTGTGGCCAACGGTGTGGTATCGGCCTACTACAACCCGTTCATGCCGAATGGTGGCCAGATCATCCCGATCATCATTCACCCGAAGGTTCCCCCGGGTACGCTGATCGGCTGGTGCGAAGATCTGCCGATCTACTACCAGAACAACGAGGTGCAGAACGTGGCGGAGATTAAGACCCGCCAGGACTACTACCAGATCGACTGGCCGGTTCGCACTCGTCAGTACGAAACCGGCGTTTACGCCGAGGAAGTCCTGGCAATCTACGCGCCATTCGCCATGGGGATCATCGGTAACATCGCCAACGGCTAATCGCACAACCAACCTTGACCGGCCCTCTTGTGGGGCCGGTTTTCTTTTGGAGCGTTCCAAAATGAGCGATCAAATCAAACTGATGGCCCCGGAGAACTGTGATTCGTTCAACTTCGGCGGCCAAGAATACGACGTGTCGGATGACGGTACCGTCGACGTGTCGGCCGGTGCCGTCAAGGATCTGCTGTCGCACGGCTTTACCGTGTCGACCAGCCAGGACACGCCGCCGGCGAAGGGCAAGCGTGGCCAGAAGGCGGCGGCTAAGCCCGCAGACGTGCCGGCCGACGCCTCCACCGAAGGCAGCCAGGACACGCCGCCGGCTACCGATTCTGCCGGGAGCTGATCATGTCCACGCTGACGTCACTGGCGAACGTCAAGCAGTGGTTGACCCTGACCACCACGACCGATGATGCCATGCTGACGCGGCTGATTGCCGCGGCCAGCACGTTTATCGAGACGTGGCTAAATCGCACGCTTGGCCAGCAGCAATACACCGAGACGCGGAATGGTAACGGCAAGCAAACCATGCTGCTGGGCAACTACCCGGTGACGGCAGTGACGGGGGTTCAGATCAACGGCGCGCCGGTTCTGCCCTCTGCCGCATTCGGTCAGGCTGGCTACACGTTCGACGGCACCACGCTCTACCTGACGAGCTACACATTCGCGCGCGGACGGCAGAACGTGCAGATCCAATACACCGCAGGGTACGCCACCATCCCGCTCGACATTGAGCAGGCCTGCATCGACCTGGTGTGCGTGAGGTACAAGGAGCGGCAGCGCATCGGCGAGCAGTCGAAGGCAATCAATGGCGAGACCGTGAGTTTCATGATCAAGGATCTGTCGCCGTTCGCGTTGTCGGTTCTCCAGAACTACAAGCGCGTGGTGCAGCCATGATCAAGGGTGCCATCACCGGCGACCGTGAGGTGATCGCTCGGTTCACGCACATGCCGAGCAACCTGCTGGACAGGCTAACAAAGACCATCACTCGGCTTTGCATCAAGCTGCGAATCATGGTGGTTCAGGACTACCTGTCCGGCCAGGTGCTCAATGTGCGCAACGGGCGCCTGCGCCGCAGCATTACCTACGACGTGAGCCACGCAGGCATGTCGGATGTGACCGGTACCGTCGGCACCAACGTCGCATATGCCCGCTTCTTCGAGAAGGGTTTCCACGGCACCGAGAACGTGCGCGAGCACCTGCGCTTGGTGAAAAAGGCCTTTGGCAAGGAGCTACGATCTCCGGTCTGGTCGACGGTACGCGCCCATCCTCGTCAAGTCGACATGGATGCCAAGTCGTTTCTGGCGCCGGCGCTGAAAGGCATGACGCCAGAGATCCTGGATCAGATCAACGCCGCGGTGAAGGAGGCACACTAATGAATCTGCCACGCGAAACCATTTACGCGGCCTTGTTTGCGCGCTTGGCGGCCATTCCAACGCTGGTCACCACGTCGCGGAAGCTTCGGCACTGGTCCGATGTCCAGCCAGCCGAGCAGCCGGCGCTGTTCCAAGCACAGAAGAACCAGCGCGGCGTCGTCACAACGCCAGGCGCCCCGACCAAGTGGACGCTGCCGGCTGATGTCTACCTCTACGCCTGGGCGCCGGACGACCAATTGCCATCCAGCATCATCAACTCGCTGCTCGATGCCGTCGAAGCGGCGCTGGTACCGGATAACCCAATGACCGGCAAGTGCACGCTAGGCGGCTTGGTCGAGCACGTCTATCTCGACGGGGAAATCGAGACGGATGGCGGCGTCTTGGGCAATCAGGCCATCGCAATCATCCCGATCAACATCGTCACCACGTAGCCGGCGCCAACCGGCCAGTTGTTTCAACACCCGCCACTCGGCGGGTTTTTCATTTTGGAGACTCAAATGGCGCAATACGCTTTCGGCGCGGGCAACATGTACGTCACCCAGCTTATCGACGCATGGGGCAATACGATCGCCACGCCTACCCCATTGCCGCTGATGGTCATGCAGGAAGGGAGCATCGACTTGTCGGCAGACAGTAAGGAGCTGTACGGCCAGAATCAATACGCTGCGGCCGTTGCGCGCGGCAAGGGCAAGATCGCAATCAAGGTGAAGCCGGCCCGGATCTACGCCGGCATCTGGAACGCGCTTTTTTTCGGCCAAAGCCTGACCTCTGGCCTGCTGGCCATCAACACCGACAACGTCGGCACGGCGATTCCTGCATCGACCCCTTATACCGTGACCGTGGCACCGCCGAACAGCGGCACATTCGTTGCCGACATGGGCGTGATCGGCGCCAGTGGTTCGCCGTTGGCCAAGGTCGCCAGCAACCCGGCAACCGGCCAATACGCCTGCTCGGTCGCCGGCGTCTATACGTTCGCCGCGGCCGACTCCGGCAAGATGGTCTACATCAACTACCAGTACACCGTCGGCAGCTCGAGCGCCGGTACTGCGCAAATGCAGACCGTGCGCAACCTGCCGATGGGCTATGCGCCGCAGTTCCGCGCCGACCTCGGCGTGTCGTACCAGGGGAAAATCGTTACCTTCTCGATCCCTCAGGCCGTTTCCACCAAGATGACCCTGGGCTTCAAGAATGAAGACTTCATGATCCCCGAGTTCGATTTCTCGGCAATGGACAACGGTACCGGCAACGTTCTGACCTGGTCCACTTCGGAGTAAGCAACCATGATCGAAGGCGTAAAACTCAAACTCGGCGGTAAGGATCTGATCGTGCCGTCCCTGTCGTTCAAGCAGATCAAGGTTTTGCTGCCGACCGTGCAGAAAATCGGCGGCAAGGGCGTATCGGCCGAGAACATGGACGACATTGCACTGGTTGTCCATACGGCCCTAAGCCGGAATTACCCCGACATGACCGTTGAGGAGGTCGAGGAAGCCCTCGACATGAATAACGGGATGAAGGCAATTCTTGCTGTCATGGGTCAATCAGGTCTGGAGCTTGTCTCCGAGGGGGAAGCGGAACCGGGGAGCCGTTAGATTGGGATCTGCTGTACTCCCACATCATCGCTTGTACGGGTTGGACGTGGGAGTACATCGACGATTTCATGACGATTCCCCGGTTGGCGGCCATGAACCGCTATTGGCAAGACAATCCGCCGCTGCACTCGATGGTGGCGGCCTACTTCGGCATCGGCAAAGTCAGCCAGACCAGCAACACCCCGCGCGACCCTGGGCTTGATGAAGCTGGACAGAGCTTGTTCGACCTTTTACCGCGCGCGTAGAATCCTGTGACATTTATGTCAGGGGTATTCTATGAAAAGAGTCATTATTACTGCCCTTTGTGTCTTGCTGTTCGGATGCGCGGGCACTCCATTCAAATGGGGATCGGCCCGTCAAATCAAATCAGGCATGACGCCGACAGAGGTTACGCAGATTATGGGGGCACCGTATTCCGTGACGGCGTCAGGCGAGAAATTGATCTACACATGGGTTGACGTCAACAGCTTGACAATGTCGACCAAATCGCTTGCTGTCGTATTCATCGATGGCAAAGTCAAGCAGGCTCCTGTAATTCCACCCGATTATCAATAGCAAGTAAATCTTAAGAAGCCGCCCAATTCGGGCGGTTTTTACATTTCAGCCTCACGGTTCCCCGTGGGGCTTTTTTTGTCCACGGCTAGGGTAGCTCCCGAACATCTGGCGCCAAGACCCTGCACAACGCCGGCCGCCGTGGACGCCTTTCTTTGTGCAGGCGAGGGTAACAACATGACCGATCTGACGATTTCGAATTTCAGTGACTTGGTGATGATGGCCGGCGACAGGATCGTCACCGACTCGCGCCGAGTGGCAAGGCATTTCGGCAAACGGCACGACAACGTTCTCCGCGCATACGATCGCATCGAGTGCAGCAAAGAATTCAACCAACTCAATTTTGAGGCAGTTGAATACATGGATGCCAAGGGTGAATTGCGCCGCATGATTCGCATGACCAAGGACGGCTTCATGTTTATGGTCATGGGGTTCACTGGCAAAAAGGCCGCACAGACTAAGGAATCCTTCATCGTTGCCTTCAACGCCATGGCCGACCACATTCGCCGGCAGTCTGCCAGCGCCTGGCAGGAATACCGCGCTGCGGCGATTGAGTTCGAGAAGGGCCGCGACACGGCCAGCCTGTGCGGCAAGGGATTGCGGCGCTGGCGCACCATAAAGCACGCGCTCGAGGATCGCCTAGATCGACTCGAATGCGAAGTTCAACCTGCCCTCTTCCTTAACTGACCCGCTCCGGCGGGTTTTCTCATTTGTGAGCCGCCATGTCAGATAACGTCGAAGTAAAGATTACCGGCAATGCCGCTGGCGCGGTTGCCGCGATGACGGAGGCCAGTCAGGCGGTCAAGATCGGCGTCGAGTCGATGAAGGGACAGATCGAGCGCATGGGCTCGCTGTTCGAGGCGGTACAGTCCAAGTTCGCCATGCTCTCAGCGGTGCTTGCAGGCGGTGCAGCTTTCAAGGCGGCAATGAAAGCCGCAAGTGATTGGAACATGCAGGCGGGTGGCATGGCGCGCCAGCTTGGGATCACGACTCAGCAAGCATCGGTTCTGGCTGTGGGCCTGCATAGCGTCGGTGTCAGTACCGACACCTACCGCCAAGCAGCCATGCTGCTGACCCGCCAAATGTCGGCGAACGAGTCGGCATTCAAGACGCTGGGCGTATCGATCAAAGACACGCACACCGGCGCGTTGCGGCCGATCACCGAGATCATGTCCGACGTAAATACCAAGCTTGGCAGCATCCATAATGCCACCGAGCGAAATACCGCGGGGATGAAGGTATACGGGCGAGGCTGGGCAGAAGTACAAGGCGTGCTGAAGCTAAACGCCGCGGCGATGAAGGAAGCGCAGGAAACGGCTGAGCGACTACACCTCATTGTCGGCCCGGACGGTGTCGCACAAACCAAGGCCTACGCCAAGGAACAGCGCGAGCTGGGGCTGATCGCCGAGTCGCTGGAAATTCAGCTCGGCAACACCCTGATGCCTTCACTGGTTGATCTCGGCTCCTGGCTTGGGGAGATCGGCCCGCGAGCGGCCGATGCATTCGGCAAAGCGATGGATCTCGTAAAAACCGCCGTAGGCGGTGTATGGGAAATCGTCAAAGCCCTTGGCGAACTGTACAACCAAGTCTGCACCGAAGTGGTGGCCGCTGTGGCATCCGCCTTTGGCGAGAAGATTCCCGCCGATTTCGATGCCTTCGGCAGTGCAGTCAAAGTCGTGCAGTCTTTGTTTATCGCCTTCAAGTTCGCCGTACTGGAGTGCATCCAGTTCATTGCCGGCTATCTCGAAGCCGGGGCAAAAAATTTCGAGACATTTGGCAAGGTAGCCAACGATGTGCTGCACCTGGACTTTGCCGGCGCAAAAGCAGACATGGCCGCTGGGTTTGACGCGATCGCGGCCATTGTCAAACGCCGTGCCGCCGAAATGGTGGCAATCAAAAACGCGGCTGACGCCCAAGTCAAGGACGTGTGGAATGGCAAAAAGAAAACGCCGGAAGAAGGCGCCCAGCCATCGGAAGATGGCGCAGACAAGCACCTCGACTTCAACAAGGGGAAGAAAAAGGGCGGCGGCAGCGACCGCATGGCCGCCTGGCGCGACGAGCTGACGCAGAAGAAGGAGGCCGAGGGCGACTATTTCAAGTCCTCGCTGGACATGGAAGAGAGCTTTTGGCAATCCAAGCTCGCGCTCATCAAGGGTAACAGCAAGCAAGAGGTCGCCGAGCGCCGTTCCATCCAGCACGAGCTTTACCAGATCCACAAGCAACAGGCCGAGCAGCAGCGCCAGCTCGACGACGAGTCGATCGCGCAGAAAGAGAAGCTGGGCAAGGCTGACGTCGACGCCGCGCGCGAGGCGGTGCAAGCCAAGAAGGATTTGGGAGAGATCAGCGATGTGCAGGAGCTGCAATCGCTCCAGCAGCTCAAGGATTTGGAGTATCAGATCGAGCTGAAGGCACTGCAGGACAAGCTAGCGCTTTACCAGGACGACAAGCTGGCTAAGCAAAAGCTGCTCGACGAAATCGCCCTGCTGGAAAAGCAGCATGCTACACAATCTGTGCAGTCTGCCAACCAGATCGCCCAGGCTCAGAAAAAGCAGTCCGAGCAAATGCTGGCCCCGATCACCTCAGCAATGGATAAGTCGATCACCGGCATGATCATGGGTACGCAGACGTTGCAGCAGGCTGTATCCAATATCGGCCAGAACATCATCGCCGAATTCGTCAACATGACGATCAAGCGCGGTGTCGCCTGGGCGGCCTCTGAACTGGGCATGACCGGGGCGACCGAAGGTGCTACGGCTGTGCGCACCACTTTGCAGGCCACGAGTTCCACTGCGGTGGTTTCTGCCAAGGGAGTGGAAGCAACTGGGGTAGTCAGCGCCAACGCAGCCGAAGCCGCATCCGGTGCGGCAGCATCGGTAGCGAGCATTCCCTTTGTGGGCTGGGCTATGGCGGCCGGTGTGTTCGCGTCGACCATGGCGATGGTCATGGGCGCCAAGGGATCTATTCCATCAGCTCGAGGCGGTTTCGACATCCCGGCCGGCATCAACCCACTGACCCAACTCCACGAGCGCGAAATGGTGCTGCCGGCCGCGCAGGCTGACGCCGTGCGCGATATGGCCAATGGGGGTGGTGGAAGTGGTGCCATGCACTTGCACGTCCACGCGGTCGACGCGCAGAGCGTGCAGCGCCTATTTGCGCAGAACGGGGCGCAACTGACCAAGGTCATGCGAGAGCAAAAGCGGAGGTTCGCTCGATGAGCAATGCGGTCTATCCGGTCTTGGCCGGCCTGGCGTGGCCGGTCAAGCGCACACCGGAATGGAACACGCGCGTGCAGAAAACGGCCTCCGGGCGCGAGCTGCGCGCGCAGTTCTACTCGTACCCACGCTACACCTACGAACTGCAGTACGAGTTTCTACGAGGAGACCAGAAAAACGCCGAATTCCAAGCCCTGATGGGCTTTTTTAATGCCCGCGGCGGCCAGTTCGATACCTTCCTGTTCGACGATCAGTGTGATGACACCGTCCCGGCAAGCGCCCCGCAGCAGTTTGGCATCGGTGATGGGTCGAGCACGACTTTCCAGCTCGCGCGCGCCGTTGGCGGATATGTCGAACCGGTACTGGCGATCAATGGCACACCAACGATCTTGATCAGCGGAGCGGCGACCTCCGCTTTCACCGTTCAAGCGAATGGAATGATCCAGTTCGCCAGTCCGCCGCCGGCCGGCGCTCCGCTGACGTGGTCAGGTCAGTTCTACTGGGTGGTGCGCTTCGCCCAGGACACGGTCGATTTCGAAGAGTTCGCCTACAACTTTTGGCGTCTGAACAAGGTTCAACTTATTACGGTGAAGCCATGAGACAAGCGAGCGCGCAACTACGGGTCTTGCTGGCCTCGAATCAGTTCCTCATGGCCGATCTGTACACCTTCACACTGATCAGCGGCACGGTACTGACGTATACCGATGCCGATATCAATCTCAAGATGAACGGTGTCACCTATCTGGCCACAGACGCGAAGATCCAGCGTAAGGGCACCAAACTGCAGACTGGGATGACCGTGAACTCGATAGAGATCGATGTCTACGCTGGGGTGAACAATCTTGTGAATGGCATTCCGATGCTTCAGGCGATTTCAACCGGCGCATTCGACAGCGCCGACGTCATCGTGCAGCGGGTTTTCATGGCCACCTGGGGCGACACGTCGGCAGGATCCATCATTCTGTTCACAGGCAGAGTGTCAGATGCCACGGCAACGCGCACCAGCGCGGCGTTGACGGTCAAGTCGTATCTCGATCTGCTCAACATCAACATGCCACGCAATCTGTATCAAGCCTCTTGCTCAAACAGCCTATATGGTCTGGGGTGCGGGGTGAATCGCGAGGCAGTGGCCGTCAGTGCGACAGCCGGCGCCGGGTCGACCGCCAGTACCGTCAAGGTTGCCACCAGTAAGCCTGATGGTTGGTTCAACCAAGGATACTCGCTATTCACCGGCGGACAGAATGCTGGTCTACGCCGGACGATCAAGGTGCATGCCTCCGGACAGGTGCTACTGGCGGCACCACTGCCCTACCCGGTATCCGCCGGCGACACGATGAAACTCTATCCCGGCTGCGACCACACTCAGGCCACTTGCATCAACAAGTTCGGCAACGGCGCGCGTTGGCGTGCCATGCCATTCATTCCGGTACCGGAGACGGCGACGTAGCCCCGAGCAGGGGAATGCTCAACGCGGACAGATCGTACTCTTCCAGCAGGATCTGCAGGTCGGTTCCGACCTGATCAAGAAGTGTTTCGGCATGCACCTGAAGGGTGATGTAAGGGATGCTTCGGTACCCTCGTTCGCTGAGAACCAGCGGTCGATGCCTGCCATCGATGAACTTTACGCAACCCGATGCATTTACTTCCACGAACGGCACTTCTAGCCAGTCGAAACTCTTGGTTTGTAGGTGCGGAAGTCTATACGGGTTTGGGTAACCCGGCATCTGATACGCAAAGTCGAGGATCTTCCCCGGATCAACCGGAATAATGCAGAGGCTCATATCCCGATTCGGCGGGACTCTGAAGAGTTCTTCATACGGATAACCCGCCGGCCGCTTGCAAATGATTCGCTTCAACATGCTTTCTCCTCTCTAGGTTTTCCCTCAGAAACCATATTTTATTTGGTACTCATATGTATTGCGCAAGTACAAGCATGCGGCAACGCGTAGTCGATGAGGCTATGACATGGCTGCGTACGCCGTACCACCATGCCGCCCGGGTGAAGGGTGCCGGTGTGGACTGCGCGCAGATCCTGATCGCCGTCTATTCGGAGGTAGGACTGATCGATGATTTTCAGCCGGATGACTACCCGTCCGACTGGATGCTGCATCGCTCAGAGGAGCGCTATCTGTCGCACGTGACTCAATACGCACACCAAGTCGAGGCGCCGAAACCTGGGGATCTGATCGTCTGGAAGTTCGGCCACTGTTTTTCCCATGGCGCCATCGTCGTTGATTACCCGCTGATCATTCACGCATACCGGCCAGAACAGATGGTTGTTATGGGCGACGCTACACAGCCAGCGCTCGCGCGGTGCGGCGCGAAGGAGCGGGAAGTCACCTATTGGTCACTTTGGAAGGAATAACCCATGAGCGGACTTTTCGGTGGTGCCAAGACGCCGCAAAGCCAGACGCCGTCGGCCGTCTCCGATCTGAGCGTGCAAACCTCCAGCTTTGGCAAGGTCGTGCCGCTGATGTGGGGGACAAACCGGGTAACGGGCAACTTGATCTGGTACGGAAATTTTCAGTCGCACGCGCACCAGTCGAGTGGCCAAAGTGGCGGCAAGGGTGGCGGTGGTGGTGGGGGCGGAGGAACGACGAGCTACACCTACAGCACATCTTGGGCAATGGGGCTGACCGAGGGGCAAATCCAGAACATTGGCAACGTCTACGCCAGCAAGGCAGTCGGCAGCACCAGCAGCTACGGCTTGTCGGTCTTCCCTGGCGTTACGCCGCAAGCGCCATGGTCTTATCTGACCAGCGCGTTTCCATCGCTCGCCATCGGCTATTCCGGCCTGGCCTATATCGCTGCGGCCAACTTCGACCTGGGCAGCAACACTTCGTTGCCGAACTTCTCGTTCGAAATTTTCGGCCCGTTGGCCTATAGCTTCACCGGGTCCCAAGACGCACCGCCGGCAGCCGTGATGCAAGATTTCTTGACCAACAGCTACTATGGCGCATTGTTCCCGTCTTCGAAAATCGGTGACCAGACAGCGTGGGATAATTTCACCAAAGCGGCCGGGTTGCTGGTTTCGCCGGTGCTCGACACGGCAGCCGAGGCCCACCAGTTCATCGACGAACTCTGCACCGTGACATGCTCGGCCGCCGTTCCTGGCGCCGAATCGCTGCGTATCGTCCCTTACGCGGACGTTCCTATCACTGGCAATGGCGTTACCTTCACGCCGAGTGTGGCACCAGCCTACGACCTAACGGACGATGATTTTCTGGATGATGGCAGCACCGACCCGGTTGTCATGAACCGCGGCAACTCGGCTGACGCCTACAACTCTGTGACGGTCGAATACCTTGACCGCACGAACCAATACAATGCCGCAACCGTCACGGCGCAGGATCAGGCCAATATCGATCTGTTCGGTCTGCGACCGAGCCCGACGATGCAGATGCACATGATCACGTCGGCAGCGATCGCGCAGCAGGCGGCGCAGTTTGCATTGCAGCGGTCGTGCTATGTGCGAAACACCTACCAGTTCAAACTTGGCTGGCGCTACATCCTGCTGGAACCGATGGATGTGGTGACAATCAATGATGCCTTTCTCGGTCTGAACAAATACCCGGTGCGGATCACCGAAATCGACGAGGACAACGACACCGGCGACCTCACCTTCACGGCGGAAGACTTCCCCGATCATGTCTCGACGCCATCACTCAATGCGGTACAAGGCGGCTCGAGCTACGCCACGAATCTGAACACGCCGCCGGGGTCGGTTAATCAACCGGTCATCTTTGATGCGCCGGGCGTCATGACCGCCTCGGGATTCGAAGTCTGGGCCGCCGTTTCAGGCGGATCGAACTTTGGGGGCTGTAATGTGTGGGTTTCCGAGGATGGCAACACCTACGTCAAAGTGGGCGCCATTCACGGGTCGGCGCGCCACGGGGTGTTGTCTGCTTCGCTGGCGACTGGCACCGACCCTGACACGTCGAACGCGCTGGCTATCGATCTGAGCGTCAGCAATGGTCAGCTCATTTCTGGCACGCAGGCGGACGCCGATCGGTTCAACACCCTCTGCCTTGTCGGCTCGGAGCTGATCAGCTACCAAACGGCCACGCTGACCGGCGTCAATCGGTATTCGCTGTCATACCTGCGTCGGGGCATCTACAACAGCAAGTCCGGCGCGCACGCTGCAGGCGAAAACTTCGTGCGCCTGGATGCGTCGGTGTTCAAGTACGCATACGACCGCAAGCTGCTCGGCTCGACGATCTATCTGAAGTTCACCGCCTTCAATCTGTACGGCGGTGGCGAGCAGAGCCTAGCGGATTGCACAGCCTACCCCTATGTCGTCGGCGGCAGTATCTCCCGGCCGCCGAACGTCACCGGGTTTACAGCTAGCCAGAATGGCAACGTGGTGGTGATGCAGTGGAACAGCCTCAGCTCGATCGGGAACATTGCGGGCTACGACATCCGGTACGCCCCGGCCGGTGATGCTGTATGGGCACATGGCACGCCAGTGACGCAGGCCACCGCCGGCACGCTAATCACTACCGCCACGTTGCCACCTGGCAGTTGGGTGTTGATGATCTGCGCGGTGGACACATCGGGCGTGTATTCGGCCACACCGGCAACGTTCCAGTTCGCCATGCAGAACGTCAATTCCCTGCTAGCCAAGATGCAGCAGGACCCGGATTGGCTATCTCGTTTCACGGCTGGCCAGGTGAGCAATTTTGTCTATCACTGGACGGGCAAGCTGGTACCGCAAAGCCAGGGGGTCGCGGCAAACGATGGTTGGAGCACGTTCGACAGTTACGTGCCAAACCCCTACCCGCTTTGCACCTATCAGGCGCCAGAGATTGACCTTGGCAGCGACGGTCCAGTGCGAATTCACGGTGATATCGTCTCAGTTCTCGGCCCCGGAGCCCCTGGTATCGCCGCACCAGGTCTACAGATCGATACACGCACGTCGACCGGCCAGTACGGCGGCTTCACGCCGTGGACAATCGGTACGCTGACATGCCGCTACATCAAATTGCGCATCGCAGCCGACTCAACGGTCGGGCTGCCGGTCATCACCGGCTTTTCCCCGACAGTAGACGGTGAGCAAATTTCGCAGTCCGGACAGGTTACCGTCCCGGTTGGCGGCGTAACGATCGCGTTCGCACGTCAGTACCACATGAAGCCGATACCGCAGGCAACGACCATCGGTGGTACTGGCCTGATGGCCGTTGTCACCACTGTTTCCACCGCTTCGATGACGATCAAGGTCTTCGATACCACCGACACCGATGTAGGCGGCACCGCAACCTGGTCCGCCGATGGAGTGTAATTTATGGTCGCAGCATTCAATCAAACCAACTTCACCACGCAAGATTCGGCCACCTACAAGGCCTCGATCGATACCAATTTTGCTGTGCTGGCGCGCAACGGGCAGATGTTCGCCCCGCATGCGGCGGCATCGCCGAATATGACGATGGCGGTCGACCCTGGCTATGTGTTCGACGGTATCAACGTCACCACGCAGAGCCTGCAAACAACGTCGCAGATAAGCGCGCCGGTCAGCAACCCACGTATAGACCTGGTGGTTTGCGACATCTACACCGGGCAAGTGTCAGTGGTGTCAGGATCCGAGGCCGCCTCGCCGTCGGCGCCAGCAATCCCACAAGGCAAGTTCCCGGTCGCCCAGGTATTGCTCGCGGTCGGCGTGCAGGCCATCACAAGCGGCATGATTACCGATGTGCGCTGCGTGACAGCACCGCCGGAGCGCTCGCTTTCTGGCAGTGTCATCACCAGCGCATATAGCGCGCAGACAACCGACTTGGGCCGGACGTTGAAATTCAACGGTTCGTTCTCAGCTTCGTTGTCGGCCACGCTAGGCGCCGGGTGGTGGGCAAACATCAAAAATGTCGGCTCCGGGGTGATTACCTTCACACCGACCAGTGGGACAATCGACGGCGCGGCGTCCGTTCAACTGAATGCTGGCCAGGGCGGCAGCATTCTTTTCGATGGGGCAAACTTCTATTCGTTTGGGTTGGGCGGTGCCGGCAACCCTACCGGCACCATCATCAGCAGTGCCTGTGCGAGCCCTCCGACCGGCTATCTAGCCTGTGATGGGTCGGCCGTATCGCGTGCGGCCTATTCTTCGCTGTTTGCGGCCATCGGTACGACCTTTGGCGCTGGCGACGGCAGCACGACCTTCAACGTGCCAGATGCTCGCGGAGTGGCCTTGCGTGGCGTCGATGGTAGTCGGGGATTGGACTCTGGGCGCACGCTGGGTAGCTATCAAGCCGACGCGATTGCATCGCACTCTGTCGGTGTGAGCGATCCTGGGCACGCGCACTCGGGGATTGTTACCAACAACACCCAGATCGGTAACAACGGGTCGGGCACTTACCCAAACGGCGGCAAGTTTACCGTGTCAGCCTCCTCTACCTATTCTGGAGTTGGGACTGCAGCCCTGTACAACAACCAAGGCCAGGCGTTTGGTACAACCTCAAGCACGACCAGCATTTCCGCCTCATATTCCGGCGCCGCTGAAACGCGCATGAAAAACCTGGCCGTCAACTTCTTCATCAAATACTAGGCCCAACCATGAACACAAAAACCGTGTACCAATGCGATGCGGCCGGCGTCTATGCCGGCGAGACGGTGGCTCATGAGTCGCCGCTCGAGCCGGGCGTCTTTTTGATCCCTGCCGGAGCGGTTCAGACTGCGCCGCCGACGATTCCCGCCGGCCAACGCGCCATCTGGATGACCGACAGCCAAAGCTGGCGCCTCGAAGCTGTCCCAGTCGATCCGCCCCCCGCGCCCCCGGCTCAGACCCAAACTGATCTGTGGGCGCAGTTCCAAAAACAGGCCAAGACGAAGCTTGATGCATCCGATACCACGATGCACCGAGTTGCCGAGGCTGTAGCACTTGGCCTCACGACTTGGACGGCACCTGACGTCGTCACGTATGTCGAGATGCGCCGGAAACTTCGAGCGATTTTAAGCCAGCCAAAGCCGGACTCGATCCCCGATTCACTGCCCGACGCGCCGTACCCAGCCAATACCTAGCCCACACGGGCAAACCAATTCAGCCGCCTCAGGGCGGCTTTTTCATGCCTGAAGGGGGCTGATCGTGAGTGACCTGACCGAAGAGCAAAAACGCAAACTGGAAGAGATGCTGGACACCTGGGACTCGGCGCACCGCGCCATCCGAATGCTGAATTTCATGGGGCGCATGCTGAAATGGGGGGTCGGGCTAGCCGCTGGCTTGGCCATGATTTGGGGGGTATTTCACGGGAAGACACCGCAATGATCGATACCAAACTCATCTGCGCCGCCACCGGCTGCCCGCCGGCACGAGCGCAACAATGGCAACAGGCTCTATCCGACGCCTGCACCAAATACCTGATCAATACGCCGCGTCGAATCGCGGCGTTTCTGTCTCAGGTTGGGGTCGAGTCGGCCGGACTATTGGCGCTGAGCGAAAACCTCAACTACTCAGCAACCGGCTTGCTAGCCACTTTCCCGACGCACTTCGACCAAGCTGAGGCCGCGCAGTACGCTCGCCAGCCGCAGAAGATCGGCGCGCGAGCCTACGCCGGCCGGATGGGCAACGGTGACGAGGCTAGCGGCGACGGCTGGGTATTCCGTGGCCGTGGACTGATTCAGATCACCGGCCGGCAGGGCTATGCAGCATGTGGCAAGGATCTAGGCCTTGACCTGATCGCGCATCCTGAGCTGCTGGAGCAGCCGGCGAACGCCGCGCTTTCTGGTGCCTGGTACTTCGTGACCAATGGGTGCCTGCCTCTGGCGGATGCCGGGGACATTCGCGGCGTTTCTGGCGTGATCAACGCCGGCAACAAAGATGCCGACCCAAAGCGCATCAACGGCTACCCGCAACGTCTGGCACTGTACGGCGCTGCAACAAAGCTACTGGCGGCCTAGCTATTTCGCCAGTCGAATGTCGAGCCGGCGCCCTACTGCAGACAGCGCCGCGGCGAGCGTGTCGATCTTGGTGGTGTGCGCGAGGTCGACGATGCGACCGACTTCCTGCTTTGTCGTGTGCATCCGGCTCGCCAGCTCGACGTTGCTGATTCCCTGGGCCACAAGTTCATTCAGCAGCAGCACCTTGGCGGCGATGCTGGGCGGCAACTCGACAAACTGTTCGCCGGCTTCTGCCTTGGACGGTGCCGGCACAGCGCGGCGGTCTTCGAAATAGAAGTCCATCGCGGTGACCAGGGCATCGGCAGCCATGGCGGCGGTTTCTTCCACGGTTTCACCCTGGGTGATCGCCTCCGGGATGTCGCGGAACGTAGCCACAAAGCCGCCTTCGGCCACCGGCTCAAATCGCGCGGGATAACGCATATCTCGATCCTCTCAATCGGGGTGCGGTGAAAGCCAGCCCCGAGGGGCCGGCTGTTTCCTACTTGAGCTTGAGCTGCTTTTTAACTCCCTCGACCAGTGGTTGCTTAAGCTCGCTGGCCGGATGTCTCGGGAGGGTGGTTTGTTGTCCGTTGAGGTAGAGCTTCAAGTGCTTACTGCCTTCCCTGATCTCGACCCCTTGTGACTTGAGCCACCTAACAAACTCACTCTGTTTCACCGCACCCCCTTCCTTCGTTGAACATGAGTCCATGGTAAACAAATATGCTTACCACGGCAAGCCAAAAGTAATCATTTTTGATTACCGTTGCGTTTTCGCACATCACCTCATCGCCCGGCTCGCCCGGGCGTTTCACTTTCTGGAGATCGCCACATGGGCAACACCCTGCAAACCTTCGACTTGGTCGACCTTGCGCAATACACCAAAGAGGGCTCGTTCTCGCCGACCGCCTCGAAGGACTTTCACCTGTTTTTCGTTGGCCGCGACGACGTGCACGAGATCCTGAAACACGTTCTGAGCCGCGTCACCGTCAGCCTCTACCTCAACATGTTCGGCTATGACGACGACGAGCTGAACGAGCTGATCATGGGTATCGTCCACGACCCGTCGATTACCTGCCTGATCACGCTCGACAAGTCGCAGGCCGGCGGCGTGCATGAAAAGCGCCTGCTCGACTCCGACGCAGCCAAAGACCCGATCGGCTTCAACTCGCATTTCGTCATCGGCCAGAGCGCCACCCACCAGATCAGCCACACCAAGGGCTTTGTTGCCGACGGAAAGGTCGGCGGCGAGGGCTCGACAAACTGGAGCAATTCCGGCGAAGGCACGTTCGTTGTGAAGGGCCAACCCGGCGGCCCGGGCTACAAGGCGCAGAACAACACCCAAACCATTTTCACCTGCCCGGACGCTGTCGCCCGCTTCCAGGCCGAACTGCTGGCCGAGCACGTCGCGGCCCAGCGCCAACAAACCAAGTGAGGAAAACATGCAAAGAATCGACCCGAAACTCGCCGGCGTCGCCGGCATCCTGCTGCTCTGGTTTGGCCTGATCCTCACCGGGCAGGCCACATCTGGCGCCGGCGCCGATCTCGTCAGCGCGCTGAAGGACATCCTAGTCTGGCTGATCGGCTATCACGCCGTCACCAGCCTGCAGCCTGTACCGAAGGATCCGGCGCCCGCGCCGAGTGCAGAGCCGTTCGAGTTGCCGGCACTGACCCGCGCCCCTCCACCCATGCCGCCGGTCGCTGCCATCGCGCAAGAAGTCGCGCCGGTCGTTGCCACCGCCATCGCCGCCACCTCGCCTGTCGCCGCCGAACTGGTCGACGTGGCCAAGGCCGTGGCGCCGGTTGTCGAGGCTGTGGCGGAGCAACCGAAATGATCGCCCTACTCGCCTTCCTGCGCCGGTACTGGCGTGAAATCGCGACTGTGGTACTGCTGGCCGCTCTGGTGCTGCTGGGTTGGGAAATGCGCAACTTGGCGGCTCAGCGCGACACAGCACGCCAGGCCGACTTGCAGGACAAGGCGCGTCTGGTGCTGATCCAGCGGCAAGACGCCGTCACACAGCACGTCGACGCCAGCGCCACGGCCACGGCTGCGCACACACAAACCGTCTATCGAACCATCACCAAGGAGGTAACCCGCTATGTGGCGAGCAATCCCAATTCTTGCGTCCTGTCTGCTGGCTGGGTGCGCATCCACAACGCCGCAGCCGCTGGGCAGCTTGCCGCTTCCGCCGGCGCAGCTGATGCAGCCGAGTGAAGGCCTCCGGCCTCTGCCGGTTGGTGCAACTGCAAACGATGCACTGGGGGTGGTGACCGACAACTACGGCCGTTGCCACGTCACTGCCGATCGGCTTGCCTGGCTGCAAGCATGGGTACGCACCCAGGCGGCTCAGAAGTGACGCCCCGCGACTATGCGGTGCTGGCGCAGCAGGCCTACACCACGGCGCCCAGCATCGGGAATCCGGACAGCGCCGCGCGCGCTGTCATTTTTTCAGGGGGCGCGGTCGGTTTTCCGGGGACAAACAACCTAGCGTGTTGGCTGGCCGACCTCGACGCCGAGGCGATCGATGTGCCGGACATGGGGCGGCTGCATACCGGATTCTGGCGGGCGTTCCAGGAGATAGCCGGGCCGCTGCTGGCGCTCGAGGGCGTTCCGGTAACGCTGGGTCATTCGGAGGGCGCCGCGCTGGCGCTGCTGTATGCCGCGCAACTTTGCCTCGCCGGAAAGCCGCCGGCGGCCGTGTATGCGTTCGAGCCACCGCGCGTGAGCGCCGACGGCACACTCGCAGCGCTGTTCAAACTGCACGGCGTCGCGCTCTATCTCTATCGGAATGGGGAAGATGTCGTGCCGCTGGTGCCGCGGATAACTGAGGACTGGCAGCACCCGGGGGAACTGATGGCGATCGGCAAGGCATCGGTGCCAATTCCGAACGTGGAAGACCACTTCATTGATCGGGTGATTGCGGCGTTTCCGGTGTAG